GCATGACCGCACCGTTTGCAGCTCAGCTCTGTCGGTGTGCTCTTCGTAAGGGAGGTATTGTAGGCATCCACGGAACTGCTGGCGTTTTCGCCAAAAAAGGGATTAGGGGCTAATCCACCCGCAAACAAAGCGTATTTGCCGACGGTCGCGGCCCGCATATCATACCGTGCAGTGCTCAGCGCCGCAGCCATTCCATACCTTTCCAGCTCTGCACTGTAGCACAGCCTCGCCTTGCCTCCGACACCGATGTACATTTTCTTGACCTTGCGGGCCTTACCGCCGATGCCGATGTAGGCTTTTTTCATCTTGCGGGCTTTGCTGTTAACGCCCACATAAACTGCTTTTGCCATTTTGAAGTTTCACCTCCTCAGACGTAAACTACAAGGAGTTTTCCGTTTGCAAGTGCGCTTCCTGCACCCGGGTCATTCGTCTGGCTGACAAAGCTGTCGGCTTTTCCCTTCAGCTTGCCGTCCGTTTCGGTCTTCGTATATACCATTTTGAATTTATCGCCCACCGCCTTCGCGTCCGCAGGCACATCCTCGGTGATCAGTGTCTTGTCGGTAAGCAGATTGAAAGTCCCGTCGCTTCCGACACTCATAGGGCCGTATGCCATGCTGTCATCTCCTTATGCATATACGATGAGCACCTTGTTGGTGGCAAGGCTGCTTCCCGCCCCCGGGTCGGTGGTCTGGGCGGCAAAAGTCAGGCCATTGACCGAGTTGGCTGTGCCGCCCGCACTCGAAGACCCGGCATAGTTGTGGGTGTGGGAACTGTTGGCTTTGCCGTTGAGTTTGGTGTTCATCTCGCTTTCGGTGTAGTACCGGTCATCATGGGTGTGGCTTGCGTTCGCCTTCCCATTCAGCTTGGTATTCATCTCGCTTTCGGTGTAGTACCGGTCATCGTGGGTATGGCTGGACGCCGCCTTGCCGTCCAGGAGGCCTTTCAGCACCTTGCCCTGATTTGCGCTCAGACTCTGATTGGTGGCCGTGCTGGTCAGGTTGTCCTGCACGCCGCGCCAGGTGTCGGTGTCCGTGAACTTTGCATCCGCAGGCACACTCTTGCCCAGCGTGTAGGTCATGGCGACAGGCACACCATCCTTGAAGTATACGCCCTGCGTGGAGGAACCCGCGTTCGTGTTCAGTTTGTTGGCTGAGTTTGCCGCACCACCCGCGCTGGACGAACCAGCATAGTTATGTGTGTGACTGGCCGCTGCAAAGTCGCCCACATTCTTTGCCGCAGCCGTGCCGAGGGCAGGAAAGTCTGTGATGTCCGACTTTGTGTGCTTATGCCCTGCGGTCGGCAATCCCTGCAGCTTTTGGTCGATCTCCGCTTCCGTATAATACCGGTCGTCATGGGTATGGTCAGTCGGCGTAAAAGCAGTCGGCTTGCCGCTGATGCTGTCCCATGCCGGCGCTGCCACGTCAGAAAACTTGGCGTCCACTTCGCTTTCGGTGTAATACCGGTCATCATGGGTATGCCCCGCAGTAGCAAATTGTCTTTTATGTACAGGCCGAAGTTCGTTTCCATTCCATCCGGCGAGCCATGAATAACTTTCATATCCAAGACCGTCTTTTGAGTATGCAAAACTAAGTGTTCTACCATCACCAATATCCTTGATGGTATTGTGTGTATGCCCTGTATTGCTTTTCCCAGCCAGCTTACCATCCATTTCAGCTTCCGTATAATACCGGTCGTCATGGGTATGGCCGGTGTCCGCTTTCCCCGCAATGGCGCTGTTCACCTGCTCTTTGGTGAAGTATCGCCCGTCATGATCATGCCCACTGTCAGCCTTGGTCGAGAGCTTCTCATTGACCTGTGTTCCATTTTGAAGATCGGTGTCGTTCTTCAGCTGAGATGTTTTTGTCGGGACGCTGAAATTCACCGCCTTGTTTCCGTCCACAGCCAGCTGAATGCCGTTCACAAGGATCTTCTCGATGATATTCGGCTGTCCTCCGGCTCTTTCGAGGCTCCCCACCCGTACCGTCAGGGCGGCAAACTCAGTCATGACCTTTGTGCCGAAAGCTTCCAGCTGGCTGAGCCTTGCAAATATCACTTCTCCTGCCATTCGTCACCCCTCCCCGAAAACACGAACCATCATGGCATCAAACTCGCTGTCGGTCGCAGCTCTCGTCGAGATGCTGCCGCCGCTGGTCACGTTCATGCCGTCGCCTATCTTGACCAGACCAAGCTTGTCCCGGGTAGCAGGGGTGTTGACCGGCTCTTCCTTCTTGATGAGCGCTACGATGACGTCGATGTTCGCCGTCGGCTTCCGCACGGCATAAAAGCGCACATAGCCGTCATAAGTCTCTATCATGCTGGCCAGCCCTGCCGGAGAAGCCGCCTCGAAGTTCTCGAGAGCGGTGGTCCCCAGCGGAGTCATGGTCGAAAGGCATCCCGGCACTTCCACATCGCAGTAATACTGGTTCGGCCCGATGGCAGACTCCATTTTGACCCAGTCGCGGACGGGCAGGGTCAGCTCGTAAGAAGTCGTCCCCACACCAAAAATCGTCAGCACCAGCTCGATGTCCTTCGTCGGCACCCGGATAGCAAAAAGCCGGAGCGCGCCATTTCGCGTCTCGACCGCATTCGCCAGCCCTGCCGCCACCGCTGCCGCATAGCTTTCCAGCCCGGTCGAACAGAATGGCGAATGTCTCTCCGTCAGGTCGGGGACTGCGATGTCGCAATAGTATTGGTATGGCCCCTTGACAGGAGAAAGTTTCTTCCAGCTGCCCTTCAGAGCCGTCAGGTCATAGGTCTTGTAGTAGCCGCCACTATACTCCGATTTGGCTTCTGCAATGACGTTTTTCGCCTTGTCCGAATATCGCTTTGCCGAGTCCTCGCTGCTTTTGGCATTCGTCTCGCTCTTCTTTGCGGCTGCGGCGCTTGCGGCAGATTCGCTTGCGCTCTTTGCGGAAGCATCCGCACTTGCCTCGCTCCGGTTCGCACTGGCTTCCGACTGGCTGGCCGATGCTTTCGATTCTGCCGCGCTCTTCTTTGACTCTGCGGCGCTTTTCGCCGAGGCATCTGCACTGTTTTTTGAATCTGACGCCAGTTCTTTCATCCGCTCGATACCCAGCCGCACCATCTCAATGACGACTTCCATAGAACGTGCAATGTATTCACGCACTTCCACGCCGTAGATGGCCTTCCGGACACCGGTGACCTCTTCTTTCAGCAATGCGAGCACTTCATCGTAGGTCATTTTCCTCCTCCTTTCACTTGCTTTTTAAGGTCAGCTCGTCTCGCTTATCTCGTTGACGTGTCCGACCAGACCGTTCAGAGCATCTTTCAGCCGGCTGACTACCGCGGTAAGGCTGTCAAATCGCCTTGAGAGCTTCTTGCTCGTCAGTCCGAAGGTGAACTCTTTACTGTTGACTGCATCCAGTGGCAGTTTTACTTTCGTGCAGACCATCCACCGGTCAATATCATGGGGGGTCGAGAGTATCCGGGTGCTCAGCAGGAATCCCAGCTTGTCCACATTCTCACCTGCATCTCGCCGGTCAAAGGCCTTGATGGTCAGCGCCGGCTCGACGACCTGCTTGTAGTTGTCCAGCTCCTCCAATGCCGCTTTGTAGAGGGAATCTTCTGTCGAAGCCTGCCCGTCCACATAGATGTGCCGCGAGTTCAGTCCGTAGGCCCGAATGGAAAAATCATTTTTAGCGCTTTTGGAGATGGGCTCGTAGGTCGTCTTGGAGAATATCCACCAGCCTTTTTTCACTTTTTGGGTGCCGTGTGCCGTGACGCTGTTAACGAGTTCCGATGTCCTCTTTTCCTCGAAAGACATATCCAGCATATTCACGCCGTATTCAATGGTCTGTTCGGTGCGCGGGACATCCTCTTCCTTCAGGTAGTCGTAGTAGAAAAAATAATCTTCTGTACCCGGGTCATTTGCAAGCCTCAGGCGCAGGTATCCGTCTCTTCCTTTTTTGTGCTCCAGCAGATATGTCGTCAGGATGCTCCAGTAGCTTCCGACCTGTGTACCGCTTTCCTCCGTGCTGATGCTCTTGCTGTCCACAGTCACGTGCCCCCGCTCCATGCAGTTTACGGGGCTGTATCCCTTATCGCTCTGGTTCGGGCGCATCATCAGCTCGAGGATGCTCCCGGAGCTGCTTGTCGTCTGGTAACTCCCGGCGTCCAGCTTCGTCTGCATCCGCGACAGCTCGTCCAGAACGCCGTCGGCAGTGACTTCGAGGTCGAGCTCGAATTGTTTTTCAATACCTGTTACCCGGCCAAAGAAGATGCACTCTTCGTCCTCTTCCACCATGACCCAGGTCTGGCCCAGAAGAAAATTGCTGTAATACGGATTTTTTATGGTTCCGAAACGGGTCTCCACCTGGTAAGGCACCAGGCAGCTGAATGTACCCGCCGCCTTGTTTTCCAGTTCCACTTCTGGTTCAGCGAGGATGCCGTCTGTTTCTTCTCCTTCAATCGAATCTCCGTAGGAGTCATAGACAAGCACTTTTTCGGTCCAGTGGAAGCGGGCTGTCTGTGTACCCAGTGAGTTTTTGAAGTCCACTGCCACTCTTCCGGCGTATACTTTGTATCTCATATCGTTCTGCCCTCTGTAGTAGCACACTATAAAAATGCCGGCCTGTATTCCACGCTCACCATGACGGCCTCGTCAGCCTGTACCACGACTGTCCGTCCGCTTCTGTTCAGTGTAGCGTCCATCGTGCCGATGTTCACGGTCTTTTCCGGTGTCAGCACCGCACCGTCGCCGGCATAAAAGCTCATCGTTCCGCCAAACCATGTCCGGATGCCGGTTCCCTCTTTCAGCTCTGTGCTTCCGGCTTTGAGCTGAACATAACTGCTCTCATTCGGTTTTTCTTCACCGTCGTGGGTGACGGTGCCAAGCAGCCGGATGCTATCATTTCCAACGAGAAATCCCTCTGTCTCGCCCGTGAGCACGAACTCGTAGCTCGTGTTTGGCTCGAGTGCAGCTTTCATCGCTCCTCCGACGGTCACAGTCTTGCCATAATAGTCATTGACCATGCCTTTCCACACGACAGCCGCAAGCAAAACAGTGCTTCCTTTTCGTCTTACCCCAAGTGTCACGGTGAGCTTGCTGTTCCATACACTGCCGATGAAATTTCCAGCCATGAGTGCTACAGGCATCTTTACCTCTTCCAGCGAAAGTCGGTGCTGACGTGTCTGGAAGAAGTATACGAGTTCTGTGCTCTCGATGCCTTCCGTGGCGTCTATGTCTGTGGCGAAATCCTCGGTGATAAGGGTGTAGTTTCCTCCATTTACGTCTCCGAGCATTGCCGCTGCCTTTCCGCTGCTGGTCACAAAGACTGCCGAAGGCTTGTCCGAGTCCACCAGCGTGAAAGTTTTTTCTTCGCCAGCCTTTATCGCCACATTCTTCATCTGCGGCGTTGCAAGGTCTGTCTCAAAGCAGAAAGGGTCCCACAGCCAGTCGCCGTTCGGCTCTTTCACGAGATATTTGAACGGGTACAGTCGGTATTGCAGGGTGATTTTTGCGTGGTCGTACTGATACGACGGCTTTCCGCTCACCCATACCCTGCCGATGTAGTACACCAGCGGCTCGTCGTCCAGGATGACTTTCGTCCGGAACGGCGCTTTCATCTCCGCCAGCAGTTTCTGCTGGATGTCCCGGTATGCCATATCGCCGACAGGGCCGTAGAAACCATGCTCTTCCTGATACCGTTCCGTGTCCAGATAAAACTGCCAGCTTCCTTCCCGGTCGTTGAACACCGGATACCCTGTCAGGCTGTGAGAAAGGTCTGCCGTTCCGTTCAGTCCCTCGATGTCGAGGGTCATGGTCTTTTCGGTCGGGGCCTGTACGATGGGGCGGCATACCGGTATCAGATAAAGGTCTTTCCATGTGTGGATGCTTCCTATCGTTATCCCGTGCGGCATATCCATATTCTCAACCTCCCCTCTGTAGCAGCGCACTACTGTTTCCGTCCAGACAAGACTTCCTTCGTCCACTCGTAACTTGCCCGACATGCCAGGCGCTCTTTCAAAAATCTTTTTCGTAAACTGTAATGCCCTGCTGCAAAAATACAGCAGAGCACTGCGCTTTACGAAACTTCGGGCGGGGCAAGGCTGTATGAGATGGTCACTTTTATCTGCCCGTTCTGGTCTGCGGAGTAGCCGCTCACCCAGCATCGCCCCTTATAAGTCTTTATGTTCCCCTTTCCGTCCGGCGCATCCACCAGCATCCGCCGGCCCTGTAAACAGTGGAGCAGGGTGTGATAGGTCGAAGTCCATGTGCTGGCTGTCGTCATGTACCGGTCGGCGTCCTTCGGGATGTTCATCTGGATGTAGCAGTCCCAGAACGTGTGGCTCTGGTCATCTGCGACATAATAGAACTCCCAGCTGCCCTCCGCATTCCCGAAGACCCGGTCTTTCAGAGGGGTACGCTCGATGGTACCGTGCCACGGAGCGGCATCCAGTGTCGTTATCTTCTCGTCGAAAGGCTCGATGAGAAGCGGCCCGGCAGGCACAAGGTTCAGCTCTCCTGTCCGGATGACCTTCACGGGTGCATCGGCGGGGATATGGAACACGAGGCTCGTGAATCCGTCGGCCCATTCCGGCACAACAGTCTGAAGGATGCTCACGCCTTACCACCCTTTCTCGATGATGTCGCCCACGGCGTCGTTGATGTCGCTCTTTATCTCGCCGACAAGTTTGTGGCCGTTCATCACGACTTTCATGCCCTTCACGGACTCTGCCACCCGGTCGATGCGCTCGCCAAGGGTCTTCACGGCCTCCACCACATCCCGGTTCGACTGGGTCTGTGCGGGGGCAGTTTCGTATCCATTTTGATTTCTCGAGGGAGTCTCGGCCCTGCGTGCCATCCGTCCGGTCACAGTCGCCGCCATGCTGATGGTTCCTTTCCGGTCTGCAAAGGCGCTGTTCAGCCACGCGCTACTCCTCGACGCATCCGAAAGGTCTACCACCGGGGTGATGCTGGGATGGTTGTCAGTCGAGAGATGATCTGCAATGGCGTTTGTCGTCGCCAGCGCACTGCGGATGACAGCTCCGCCCACTTCGTCCATGCCCTTTTCTGCTTCGCCTTCGGTAGAGACGATACCTCTGGTCAGGCCTTCGATGACGTATTCACCGATACCGGCCATGACCTTCGAGGGCGAGTGGATGCCAAGGATATGCTTGAATCCGCTGATGATGGCATAAGCAGGGCTCAGAGCCACTTTCAGGCCAAATTTGGCAGCGGATTTCACGCCGGTGGCAAGGCCGCTCATGAGGTTTCCGCCGATGCTCTTCATGCCGTCCCAGAGTCCCGAAGCCTTCTCCTTGATCCAGCTCCATGCGTTTCCTACGGCTTCTTTCACCTTGTCCCAGTTCTTCACCACAGCAGTACCCACGGCGACCGTTCCTGCGATGACAGCAGCAGCCAGCAGACCGTGCGGGCCGAGACTTGCCGCGACTTTGGCAATGCCCATGCCTGCCTTGGCTAGGACTCCCGAGGTGGCAGCTCCCGCAGTGGTGGCGGCTGCCTTGGCAACTCCCGCCGCCTTGGCAACGGTGGTCACACCGGAGGCCCCATTGGCGGTGGCAGTCCCTACGCTGTTCAGCACCGGGATGATCTTTGCCGCTCCGCTGGCTCCTGCGGCCGCTTTCGACGCTCCGCCCAGAAAGCTCTTCGCGGCGGATGCACCGCCCTTGAGCCACTGCCATATGTTCGAGAGGAAGCCGCCTGAGCTTCCGCTTCCGCCGAGGTCGATGCTTCCAAAAAGCTTCGTCAGCAGTTGTGCGAACATCCCGTTTCCGCTGAAGGCATTCTTCAGTGCGGTGCTGATGGCTTCGGTCAGGGTCTGGCCAAAGTCCGTGCCAACTACGTCGAGCACCGCAGTCAGCCCACTTGCAAGCGCACTGGCCCAGTCTCCGCTCATGGCGGCAACGACGGTGTTGGTAGCAGCGGCCACAGTCTCGCTGGCTCCGTCCTTCATGTAGAGGCCGAACAGGTCAGAGAATCCCTGTACCAGCTTCGGGTTCATCTTCTTGGCCACCGCCATGAATCCATTTTGAATGGGCTTCCAGTTCTGGGCGATGGCGTCACCGAACTGCATCATGGCCTTCTTCGTGGCGTCGCTCACGTTGAAAGCGTCTGCCAGATTTCCCACATAGTCCGCAAAGGTCGAGCGGGTCTCCATCATGTCCTCGTAAGCGGCCATGACAGTCTCATCGTAGCGGTTGCCTCCGGCCTGTTCGAGGGCAGTCTGGTACTTCTGCTGCATGGCCGTGACCTTGCTCATCTGCCATCTCATGCTGGTCAGTGCGCTGTTCACGCCCATCAGGGCCGTCATGGTACCCTGCGTTGCCGCTCTCCGTGCCTCGATGCTGTCCTCGCCATACTGCTCCACCGCGCTGGCATAGGCGTCTTCCCGCCCGCTGAGGTCGCCATCGTTGTAGAGCTTGTCCAGCAGGTTCATCCGCTTCTGCACCATGGAGATGCGGCTGTCATAGAAACTCGAAAGGTCGTCAAACGCCGCAAGCTGCGCCTTGTCCAGCTCGTTTTCCAGCTCCAGCTGTTCCTGCCGCGCTTCCAGATAGTCCCGGTAAGCCTGCTGGGTCACAAGGCTTGCTTCGCCGAGGGCATCCTTCGTTTCCACCCACGCCTTTTCCGCGAGGGCGGTCTTCTCGCTCTGGATGGCCAGACGCTTGTTGATGGTCTCGATGTTCTTGTTGCTCTTCTCAGTCACGGAGGCGGTCTTTTCGTAGGTGTCCGCCCAGAGCTGGTATTCACTCTGAGCCACCTTGTCGTCGCTTTCATACCGCTCGATGGCCGCCTTGTAGGTGTTCTCAAACCTCGCCTGCTGTAAGTCGAGGAGGTTCTTCTTCTCGTCCAGCAGAGTGTTGTAGGCTTCCTTCGTCTTGTCGTCGCTGGCTCCCACCCGGGAGACCAGTTCGTCGTACTGTCTCTGTGCGATGTCCACACGGGCTGTCTGCAGCTCGATGCTCTTCGCCAGCGTCTCACCCTTTTTCTGGATGAGCGCTTCGATGGAAGCAGTGTCGCCTTCTCCTGCTTCCCAGAGGCTGTATTCCTTGTCGGCGACATTCTGGAGGTACTTGTTGGCCTTCAGCTCCTTTGTGTACTTATCGGCGATGGTCTCGGCCAGAGTCTTACCCTTGCCCGAGGATTTCTTGCCGGAAGATGCAGTGGAAGCGCCTGTACTGTCGTCGGGGAGATATGGCTCGTATAGACTGAGGATAGCTGCCTCGAGGTCTTTCGAGTCCGTCGGGAGGCCAAGAGCACCACCCAGTTTCTCTTTCAGGTTGGAGACAAGTCCTGTGCCAACTTTCGTGACAGCCTCTGTCCAGGACATCTTGCCGTTCAGGACCTGCTGGGCTACCGACTCTACGATGCTGTTCTGCCGCTCCGGGCTTGCGGTGAGGTCATTCTTTCCGGGGATGAGGATGGGCGAATCAAGCGCTTTTTCGGCTTCTTTCTTTGCCGCATCGTATTTCGAGTCGTAGAACAGCGCGTTCGGAACATCCCGGCCTGTCGTAGGGTCGATGGAGACTCCGAGTCCGATGGTCTGCTTGCGCCGCATCGCATCGTAGAGCGCCGCCGTCTTGTTCTGAGCGACCTCGATGGCCTCGTCCAGTGCCTGTCGGATGCCGGCGGCGATTTCTGCCGCTGTTTTGTAGGATTCCGTCCGCAGTTCTTCCCGCTTTTCCGGGTCTTTCATGCCCAGTGCGAGCCCTTCTGCAATGTTCAAAGCGTCCTCTTCCGCCAGCTGACTCGGCGAGTGGATGCCCCAGAAAGTCGTAAAGACGCTTCGGATGCTCTTTGCCACAGTCTGCATCGCTGCCAGCGCCCCGCTCAGAGCGCCCGGGTCCTGGATGCCGATGGCAAGGCCTTCCGTGATGTACTGGCCTATCTCTTCAAAAACCTTCGAGAGGCTGTTGATGTCATACCCCTTCTTGGCGGCATCTATGGTGTCGTCCACCATGCCCTGTACAGCAGCCGTTGCGCGGGCTTTGTTTTCCTCGACGCCCTTCGCCCCTCCGTTTGCGACATTTCCACCGATCTCCTTACCCTCTTTTTCGGCGTCGTCTTTTGCACCGGAGAACGTAAAGACATCTGCGACATTGATGCGCTGGGGTTTGAAATCGGGGTTGAACTTGAAAGCCACATTTCTCTGCTGGAAGTTTCCATTGCCGCTGAACGGCGAAAAGATGTCCTGGATGCTGTCCCAGATGTTCTTTCCCAGCTCTTCCAGCGCGCCCTTGATGCCGTCGCCTTCGCCGCCTTCGCCGCTCCATGCCCAGCCGATGAGGTCAATGGCCGTCTGGATGAGCACCTTGCACAGGGTGGTAAAGGCCTCGCCGATGGGTTCGGCGCTCTGGTTGATAGCGTTACAAATAAGCGTCACCACAGCCACCAGAGCATCCTCGATGTCCGGCGCGGCGTTGATAATGGCCGTACACAGCGGATCGGCAAACAGCGCCAGTGTGCCGAAGAGTGCGCCTGCACCGGCGAGGTAGAGCGTTCCCTTGCCGAACTTGGCAAATGCTCCCGCCAGTGTCGAAAGCCCGAGGGCCAGCTCCGGGATGCAGGTCAGCAGCATACCGCCTGCAAACATCGCCATCATAGTATCGGCAAATATCCACAGCGATTGGCTCACTGCTTCCGGCTTTGCCATGCCGATGAGCTGGATGGCCGGTGCCAGCACCAGCAGTGAAGCGCTCATGGCCAGCATTCCGGTACTGACGCCCATGAAGTTGACCGAACCGGCAAAGTGGCTCAGCAAGATTCCGATACCAGCAAGCACTGCTAAAGCGCCTCCAGCCTTTGCCATATCAGGAAGCGTCACTTTGCTCAGCATCATACACGCCCCGGCCACCGCCATGAGCGCGTCCGCCATCAGGAAAATGCCTGCACCCTCGCTCCATCCTGCTGAGCCAAATTTGCCCAGTGCGAACATCGCACCGCTCAGCCCAACCAGTACAGCAGCCGCTTTTCCCAGCTGAGGCCAGGGGATCAGACAGAGTGCCGCAGCAGCCACAGCCACCGCGTTCATCGCCCCTGCCATGGCCAGCACCGCAGCACCCGAGCTGAGCTTCGTCTTGCTGGAAAGTACGCTCATAGCGGTCATGAGGATCATCAGGGTCTTCATGGCCGTTCCGGCGTACTCGAGTTTCGTGGTGTTCAGGGTGCCGTCGTCTACGTTCTCAGCGATGAGCCCCGCCAGAGCACATACGCCCTGTACCAGCACCCACATGCCTCCGCCCATGGCCGCGATGGCGAGTCCATTTTGAAATGTGAGCATGGTGTCCGCCACGCCCTGTGCCAGCACGAGCATGCTTCCCATCGCGGTGAGGTAGGCGGTCAGTGCGCCCATTCCTACTACGGCTTTCACAAGGCTCGTCCACTTCACCTCACTCAGAGGCTTTATTGCACCGGCCACGATCCGCAGTCCGATGCCCATCTCGATGAGCGAAGCGCCAAGGCCAAGCAGCGTCGCAACGCCTACCACGAGGTCACGGGCCTTCACGGTGGCAATGAGCAGCCCCATGTTCCGTGTCAGCACGTACATACCGCCCACTGCCGCCGCAAAGGCCGCGAGGTTCTGGAGAAAGTTCTCGCCCTTGATGGCATCCGCGATGGCCACGAATCCAGAGCACAGAGCCTTCGTCGCCGCGGCCAGTCCTAGCAGCGCCGCCGCAGAACCCCACAGCGTCGAGGCTTTCAGCAGCTGAGACCCGAGTCCACTCACCGCAGAGTCAAAGGCCTTCACTTCAGGTTTCAGCAGCTTTGCCGCCGTCACCAGTTCAGCGATCAGCACCACCGTAGCGCTCAGCACCCAGACGAACCGCTCCGGGTCGATGCGGCTCATGACGAACATGGCCCCCGCCAGCATCAGCAGGGCCGAGCCGATGCCCGTGAGGATCTTGGTGCTCTCCTGTTTCTGCCATGTTTTCAGAGCCCCCGTCAGCGCGTTGAAGCTTCCCGAAATGCTGTCCAACATCTTCGACAGGGGCGTTGCCAGCATCTTCCGCAGGCTGTTCATGACCTTGGCGAACTGTGCGATGGCGTAGGAGAGCAGTCCCACGTCCAGAAGACTCAGGAATCGGTAAATATCCGTCCCGCTGATGGAGTCGAATCCGTCTTTCAGTGCCTTGAAAAAGGCCTTCACCGGTTCGTAGACTCTGGACGCCGCGCTCTCCACGTTCCCGGCAGCGCCCTTGAACTCCTCGGCAAAGGCGCTCACCGCAGCCCCCACGATGGCGGGCAGGCTTGTCAGCACGTCCTTATACCCATTCAGGTTCTTGCTCTGCCCGGTGATAAAGTCGGCCACAGTGCCGATTGCTTTGTTCGCACTTTTCTTCAGGTCGCTCAGCGCTCCATCCATGACACCGGCCACGGTCAGTGTACCGGCGCCCAGTCCTTCCAGAATGCCCAGCAGGGTGTAGACCCCCTCGCGCACTCCGTCCGGCAGGCTGTCGGCCCATTTTGAAATTTCCTTCCTCGCTTCGCTCAGTTTCTCGCCGATGCTCTTTTTCAGCACGTCGCCCAGTGTGGTCAGCGGGTCCAGCAGCTTCTTGGCGCTCTTCGCGATGGCTTCCAGCTTCTCGCTGAGCGTCCCGCTTCCCAGCAGGGTGCTCTGCATCTCGGACACAAAGCTCCCCATGTTTCCTGCCACTTTCAGCAGCACTGCTCCAACCGGCCGCAGGATGCCCACCAGTACGCCAAAAGCCTTTGCCCCGGTCTTCGCCAGCGTCGTCATGGCGGTCAGAGGCACCTTCACCACTGCAAAGATGCCCTTGAATGTCTGCTTCAGGTTCGCCGCACTCTCATCCGTGATGATGAGTTTTTTGGTCATCACATCCAGCCCTTCGGCGATGGAGTGTATCTGCTCTCCGCTGGTGGGCGGGAATATCTCGGTGAAGGCTTCGTGGACAGAGCCTGTGACCTTCCCGATGGCGTCCATGATGTTCCACAGGCTGTTGAACAGATGCTCCCGGCCTGACACCTCCGTCAACCCTTCTGCATAATGCTCAAGGTCGAGACTGCCGTCCGCCACCGCATCGTTGAGCTTCAGAAAGGCTTCGTAGTCCTTCTGGAGGTAAGGGTATCTCGGGTCGGCTTCATCCATCGTTTCCAGCAGCTCTGCATAGGTCTTGATGGTGTCACTGAGACTGGTCGTCAGGAGTTCGGCGTTCACTTTGCCTTTCTGCAAAGCTTTCGCAAAGCTCCCCTCTTTCTCAATGGCCTCTTCGGTCACAGCGCCATTTGCCAGTGCCAGCTTTTCCAGCACCGTCGTGTAAGCGTCTGCCTGGTCGCCAAAAGCGTCCCGCATCTGCTGCCAGCCGCTGTCGAGGCCTTCTTTCATCCTGTCCTTCAGGGCGTCGATGGAAGGCACGAAGATGTCGTACAGCCGGTTCGCCAGCTCCGTCCATGTGTCGGTGGCCTCTTCCTTGTTGCCAAAGATCGTCTCGAACACGGACATCCATTTTGAACTGACAGCGTCTTTTGTCGAGTCGATGGCCTGCCCGAAGCTGGTTGCCTGCTGGGCGGCGAGAGCGGCGCGTTCTGCCAGCTCCCCGTACTGTCCCTTCAGCTGTTCCAGCGCCTCCGAGCTGGTCATGCCCGGGTTCTTCTGGGTCAGCTCATAGGCCGCTTCCATCATGGAAGCATACTTTGCGAAGGTCTTTTCCATGACCTTTGTGTTGGCCCACTTCTTCTGCAAGCTCGACTCAAAGCTGGCGATGGTCACTTCGCCTTCTTTGATGACGCCCAGCTCTACCGCAGTGTCGATAAGCTCCTGTTTCAGGGCTTTCGTCGCCGTACCCATCAGGTTCAGGCTCTTCCAGTCCTGTAACTGCAAATGCCCGGCGCTGTAGCTCTGGGTCAGGTTTCGGATGGTGCTCTGGAACGCAAAGCCAATCTTGCCCGCATCCGCCGTGGCGTTTGCGATGCCCATGATCATGGGTATCATCTTGTCGATCTTGCCGCCCGCCGCCGTCATCTGCGAAAGCGCGCTGGTCATCTCACTGAAACTGTAGCTCGTCTCGTCCGAGTACCACATCAGCTTATTCAGGTAGCCGTTCACCTGGTCGATGCTCTTGCCGGTGGCGTTCATGATGGTCTGGACGTTGGAAGTTTTCTCGTTATACTTATCCCATCCACTGGTGATCTGGTCCACCGACAGGCTTTTTACCATCTGCTCGCCAGTGCTTATCACCTTGTCCGTGATGCGCTGCAAGGCTGTAAAGGCGATGACGTCCAGTGCGCTGAACTTGGCCTGAACCGTGTCCAGTCCCTTCTCCATGCCGGAAAAGTCTACGTTCTCGCTGGCGGCCTGCACCTGTTCGAGTCCCTTTGCCGCGCCTTTGAAGCTGAGCTTCTCTTTCAGCTTGTCCAGCGTCCTCATGGTGTCCCGGCTGTTTTTCTCAAACTGCGCGTTGTCAAACCGCATTTCGACCACACGCTGGTCTATCTCCTGGCTCACTCCCGCCTTACCTCCTCCCATGCTCTCTTGGCTATCTCGCCAAAAATAGGGCGCATGGCGGGGTTGATGTAGTCAACTCCTTCCACGTACCCTCCGTTTCTCGTGCCGTGTCCGTATTGCAGGATAACGGCGATGGGCGTTCCGTCCACGATGTTCGAGTTCGACCAGATGATGGCGATGCTGTCTTTGCCCTTTTCCACCCGGTAGCTCCAGCTGGCAGCCGTCTTTCCGGTCTTCTTGGGCGTTGCCGCCGCCAGCGCTTCCACGCCTTTCTGACCGTATCCCGCCAGCACAGCGTCCAGTCTCCCGGCGCTGACACCTTTCAGGAAGCGTTCCGTCTTCTTGAAACCGCCCTTCTGCCGGAACAGAATAACTTTGGACACGAACCCACCTTCTCTCTGTAGCAGTGCCAGCCCCTTCGCGCCCTATTGAACTCTGTTCGTCCAGCTCAGACAAAGAGCAGCTATCCTCTCGTCCCAAGCTCTTTCTTTCGCTTAGCGTTCAGCGCCTTTCTCCGGGCCGCCTGTTCGCTCTTCGATACCTTCTTGGGTGGCTTATGCTTTTCGTTGCAGACACGGATGAGGGTCAGCAGCCGGTTCAGGTGCCACTTTTCGCACTCGAACGGGATGCCCAGCTCCACCATGTCATAATACAGGACCTCGCTCGTCACGGCACTTGCGGTGCTTTTTCCTGAGCGGGGTCCGGCTTTGTTTGTATTCTCGTCTTCCCGGAACCATGTTGCGGTCATCGGGTCGTTCATATATGTATAAATAGCGGTGCAGTTCTCTTGCGTCAGATGGCGGTATGCTTCGTCCGGAACCCCTTTGTTCAGGGTCATGCAGCGCACATAGTCCTGCATCTGCTCCGGGGTCAGCCCGTTTTTTGCGTCGAGAAACGGCACGTGCCACTTGCTTTCCCATTTAGACAGAGAGAGCAGCGAGTGCTCCAGCGCCAGCGTTGTGGCCTTCCGGCAGATGAATTCCTCCCGGTCAGCATCCCAGTATTCTTCACCGGGTATCTGGATGGTCAGCATCTCGTCACTCTCCCTGTCATAGCCCTCTCCGTCTGCTGCGCAGCCACCTCTCCCAAAAGGAGAGGCACTGGCGTGACGGTCAGGCTTGTTTTTTAGTTGATATGGGTTCTTCGTTTTGCAATCGACAGTGCTCCACTTTTAAGATAAGGTTTCTATGAAACCTGCCCTCTGTAGCAGCGCACTGCCGTTTACGCCCTATTGGGCTTCTCTCATCCAGCTTAGAGTGGCTCGATATGTCAAAGGCTTCCCTACTAGGGGAGCTGTCGAGCGAAGCGAGACTGAGAGGTTTTACTGCGGGTCCGCCACGGCCAGCGCCCGGGCGTTGTTTGCGGCCACAGCGGCAGAAACTTCGGCGGCCTTCGCCTTGGCTTCGTTCTCAGCCACCATCTTGCTGACGTCTGCGCCCATCACACCGTTCATGAACTCTGCGGCCTTGTCCGGGTCGCTTGCCAGTTCCACGTAGAGGTCGGAGTAAGCCTGAGTCGCCACAAAGTCTGCGGTGATCTCATGGCTCTTCTCGAACTTGCGGCCGTCGAGGCTCTTCTTGCCGTAAGCCAGCAGCAGGATCTTCTTGAACACCTCGATGGCCTCACCCACCTTGGTGCTGTGCATCAGCTGCTCCATGTACTTGTCGTAGCCGCCGTCCTTGCTCAGGCCAAGGTCCATCATCTCGGCTTTGGTCAGATTGAACCAGAACTCTTCGACGCGCGGATTGCCGTCAAAGTCGGTGTACGGAATTACTTTCTTGATCATTCTAATCGTCCTTTCCTATCAGACTCCCACGTTAGGGGAAGCTGCCTCGGTAACGCCGCCCAGCAGCTTGATGACCTCGTCCGGAGTGGGCAGGGTGCTCTCACTGTTCTCGGTGCCGTAGATCTTGTCCTCCAGCAGCTTGAGCTTTGCAGCCTCGATGAGGGTGGAGTTGATGGTCATGTGGGCAGTGGGCTTGTAGCCAGTCACCTGAGTCGGGGTGGTGTCGCACTCCCAGCTGAAGGTCTCAGCATCCGGATTCTCGTTCACGGTCTCGTGGCTCTTGTCCGAGGGCGAAGCGGTGCTGTTCCATACCAGATGGATAATGTAGCCCTTCTCGGGGTCGTCGTCTGCACCGATGCGGGTGCGGTAGCTCAGACCGAAGGGGCAGCGCTTCTGCTGACCGATGCTCACGCCCTTTGTCACCTCGACAGAGCCATCACACTGCTCGAACTCGGGCGGATAGGTCAGTGCCTCGAGGGTGTACTTGAAGTTCTCTGCCGAGCGGATGGACGCGTACTTGATGTTGTCGGCGTAGATGTCGTTGGGGTCTGCGCCGTCAGGACTCTCGTTCACAGCGGTCAGGCCGTTCCAGGGTGCGCCGGGGCTATACTTGCCCTTTACCATCGGGAAAACGACGCCGTGGTCAACGCCCAGATGATACAGGCGCTCGCCGGTCTTATCCCATTCCAGTTTGCTCATAGGTCTTGTTCCTCCTTTTTGTTTTTCAGACGGTCATAGTGAACACGTCGTGGTATAAATTGTCCGCAATATAAGAGCGGTCGTGTCTGCACTGGTCGAGGCGTGACACGGCCGCTGTGAGGTCGCTGTCCGGGGTCTTGGTTATCACCGTCACCGTGTAGGAAGGGTGCTGGAGATAGACGTGGCCGTCAGCGTGTACATTGCGGATGCGGTTCAAATCGTATCGGATGCAGGGGTACTGCATTTTCAGGTTGGCGGGCGGCTGATAGTACAGATGTATTTCTCCGACAGTTTCTTGCAGCACCCTCCGGAGAATGCTGTCCAGCCTCAGTCTCTGCTCACTCATGGTATATCCCTCCGAATGTCAGGATGAGGCGCGGGTACTGTACTTTCACGTCCGCCACCTTCCATTTCACGCTGCCAAATTCGGCGTATCGCATGGAGCCGAAATTCTCGTGGGCAAAAGGGTCTGCCACGATGCTCAGCCGGTTCTGGAACGTGACATTGTCGTTCACTCCATCCCCTGCCTGCAGCTGTCGGCCCCACTCCAGCACATCGCCGTAGTATTCGCGCTCCACCATTTCCTCGGTGAATACGCTGGGTGCTGTCTCCACAGTCTGCCCTTCAAAGCCGATTTTTCCAAACCATTTTGCCATTGCTTCGTCACTCCATTTCAATTCCAGAGTCAGTGTACACTAACTTCCATGGCCGCCAAAATTACTCGGCGCTTGCCGTCCAGCTCTTGGCGGCAGTGCCGTCATAGGTATTCACGCCGGTGGTCTCTGCGTATGCGATGGGTGCAAAGTAGTTCTTGCCGTCGCATACGATAAGGCGGCCCAGCATGAAGGCGCGGCCAAGGTCGGCGGCGCTCACCTTCACCTTGTGCTCGGCGTCAGCATACAGCTTGCCGTCGGTGTGACCGTAAGCGACATATGCGCCCACGTGTACGTCCTCGGTACGATCATAAAAAGGTTTCAGGGTCATTTTTAATCTCCTTTCTTCTTAGGCTCCCCTAATAAGGGAGCTGGCGCGAAGCGCCTGAGAGGTTCGTTTTGTGACAGCGCTCTATCAGGCCGCCCACTCGATGGCCATAGCACTGTAGGGAGTCGTCAGTGCGCCGGAGCAGCGGGTCTCGATGAGGTACTTCATGGCGTTGTAGTCGATGTCGAAGTCGTCGAACATGGAGACAGCGCCGCCCTTGTCTGCACCCACGGTGTAGTCGGCCAGATTGACGATGACAGCGGCCAGATCACCGCCCTTGGCGCCCTTGCGGCCTTCCATCTCAGGCACAGTGACGATCTTGCTCACGCGCAGCTTGCGGGCCAGTGCAGCCTCGTCGGCGTAGAGCGGGCGGCCCATGCCGTCCTCCAGCAGGAGCATCTCGGTCAGAGCGTCCTCGGTAGTGAACATGACCGGGGTGCCGCTGCCGCGGTACTCCTTGCGGCTGCGGATGACCTGCTTGATGAAGGCCTTGTACTTGTCCTCCACCTTGCTCAGGCCGGTCGTAGCCACCTGTACCTTGATGGTAAACAGGTCGGCATCGTTGAAGATAGGACGAATGCAGTTCTCGTCGATCTTGTCCTCGCTTGCCGCCTGACGGCCATCGCCCAGGATATAGGCCAGCGCCAGCTCACGGTTCAGCTTGTAGCGCATCTCGTTGTGCAGCCATGCCACAACGTCGAAGCTGGTGATGTCGCTCACGTCGTCGCGGTCGAGCTTCTGCTTCTTGTACACAGTGGTCGGGCCGGTGGAGCGGCGCAGCAGGCCAAAGATCTCTTCGATTTTATAATTGCCCTTCACATAACCCTTGGCGCGGGCATCTTCGGGGGTCAGGTCTGCGAACATGCTCTTGAAGCGGCTGAACGGGATGTGCTTCACGCCTCCCATCACTACGCTCACCCAGTCGTCGGGCTTGTCGATGATGCGGGGCGTAGTATCCAGCAGGTGGTCTTCCGGGAACAGCCAGTCGATATTGTCGATGCCGTGGCTCAGCTCATCGATCTCGCCCTGCTCCACGCCGGCGTTGTCGAAGGCCGCCTTCAGGGTGCCGCTGGTCTTTGCACCCTTGATGATGCTGTTGATGTCGTCGATGCTGTGCTTCAGCACAGTCTGCTTGCCCGCATCCTTGTCGAAAACATTGTGCTTCATGTCGCTTTCATCCTCCTCGTCTTCGCCGCCGTCACCGTCCTGCTCTTCCAGAGCGAGACCCACCAGTGCATGGCAGCATTCCTTCTGCTCGTCGGTCATGCTGTTGTAGACCTCTTCGAGCGTCTTACCGTTGGTTTCCTCGGCCATCTTGCCGTCCTCCTTGTTGTCGTCGGAGTGGGCCAGTACGGCCTCCTCCAGCGGGTTGCCCTCCGGGTCCATGCCATGTTCGAGGCTCAGACTGCCCGGGTCGTTAAAGATAAAGGCCTCGCAGCCCTCATCGTCAATATTGTCAGCGCTGTGCTTCACCACTTCCTGAATGAGCGCGCCGGGGTTGCAGCCTGCCAGTACGAGGCTCAGTTCCCGGATAACGCCGTGTTTCACCACCTGTCCGGCCTTCTGCAGACCGTTGGCCCAGATGGAAAAAGCGTTCAGGTCGCCGTTCTCCACGCACTTCTTGGCCGTCTGGCCGGTGGGCGTGTCGTTGAACTTGGCGTAAGCGTAGACCCCGCCCTTGCGGTTTTCCAGCAGTGCATGGCCGATGACATTGTCAAGGCTCGAGTGGTCGTGGTTGTACACCATCGGCACAGTCTGGCCACTACAGCCCTTGAATGCGTCTTCTGCAATGGTCAGCCCGTCGTAACACTTCGTGTTCGCCTTCGTCGCCCAGCCGCTGCAATCGTAGTCAAAATTCACCATTTTGATTTCTCCTTTCTTTTAAGATTCATTTACCATCTGCTCCACAGCCTCTCGCCCTCTTGTGGCGGGGTCACTGCCAATCTGTGCCGCCTGTCCCGCGTTGGGAGAAAGATTCTTGTTCAGCAGCTGGTCTGCCTTGGGGTCTTTCGAGGGTTTCATTCCGATGACCTGACGGAACTCATTCGACGTCATGATCTCGTTACGGGTGAACTTGTCGGCCATCTCTGCCACCATCGAGACGGGTGCCAGCTTGAACGGGTCGCGGAAGTACATGATGCTCTGCTTAGCCTTGAGGTCTTCGCGGCTCAGGAACTTCCGTTTCAGCTCGTCCACCACAGCCGCCACAAGGGGCTCGATGACTCGGTTCTCGTAATTGGTCATGACAGTGTCGTCCGCTGTGCCGTTCATGATCTCCGGCGTCAGCCCCAGCTGGCTGTAAGCCATGTTGGTCAGGTACTCGATGCTTTTCAGCAGGTTGTTCTCGAGGCTCCGGTTCAGCTGGGTGATATGCTCCGTGGCGTCGATGTAGCCGATGCCGTATCGGCTGCCCGCCAGCTGCTCTTCCAGTGTCTTCCGCCGCTCCTGCGCCTGTTCTTTCCGGGCAGGGCTTTTCACGGTGTAGGGCAGCTGGATGATGAGGTCGAGCTTTCCGCTTCCGGCCTGCTCGTCCACGGCGTCCATGATGCGCAGCTTGCTGATGAGCCGCTGGACGGTGCTGTTGGGCTCGTTCATGACAGAATAGAAGGGGTTCTCCACGATAGCCGCCCGCTCTTTCAGCAGGATGACTTCTTCCTTCTGCCCGGTCCTGTCGTTGTAAAGCTCCACCCGTACATCGCCCGGGTACCACTCCTTCACCTTGCCCACCCGCATCGACCGGATCTCTGTCTCCCCCGTCACCGGGTCCTCGTCGATGTCCACCGGCACGATGGCGATGACGCCTTCGTCCAGCAGGGAGAGATAGATGTCGTACCGCAGAGCCCTGCCCGTCTGGTCCTTGTTGGCCGAAAGGTTCAGGCATGAATTAAGGCCCGAGTCCAACACCGCATCGAAGCGGTCGTTTTCGTCGAGCCTTACGTGGTTTATGGTGATCGCTGTGGCGTCCTGCGCCATCCGGGCGTAAATTGCCGTCAGGATGGTTCGGTCGGTCGTCCGGTTCAGCCTTGGCCGGTCGGGCCGGTAGCTGTAGCCCCCTCCGTACACCCGGGGAGGGTCCCGGTTCAGAAATGCGTTCCAGGCGTGTTTCAGCCTGGAGCCAAAGGTATTAGGCATCTTTATCCTTTCTAAGGAACCCGAGTTGGGGTGCCCAGCGTCTGCTCACATCCGTTCGCATCCTGCTGACCCCGGCCAGTTCCTCACTTCGCTGTTTCCGCCGCTGGCGGCGCTCAGTTCGTCACCATTTTGATTTTCTCCAGACTTCAACTGTCTTTTTTATCGTCCTTCTTCTGTCCGTTATCTTTCAATGGAAACATGATGTTCGCGAGGTCAGGGTTATGGAATCCTTTTTCGACCAGCGTATGTCCGCCGACTCCCAAAGCCTTTGCTGTCGCATCTGTCAGAGCTTTCTTACCAGCGTCTTTCATAACATCTTTAATGAAACTTTCTCCAACGTAAACATCATGCCGGAGTTGTTTCACATCCTTCTGGAGCTGCAACCGCTCTTTCTCGAGCTTCAATTCGCGATTCGGGTCATCTACCCGGATGTCGGTCTTGCCCATCAGGGTACGGTACTGGTCTTCCATCTGCATACGCTGGATTCTGGCACGAAGCTCTTCATCCGTGTATGCACTGGCATCTTTTCCAGTCCGCTTCGGCGCGTACTCGACCTGTTCAGCTTCCTCACCTGCATTCCCGTCTCCGTTGTAGTGCTTCTTTCCGGCCGCAGTCAGGGTGCCGTCTTTGTTCTGGTAACGCCGCACACCCCACTTCATGCCCTTGATGCCCCAGTGATAGAGTTCATTTTTGTAGGTCTGCACTTTACTATCACCTCACTTTCCCTGCAATGTCAGCTTCCGCCCCAGCAGCCGCGCCACTCTCTGTGCGCCCTTCTGTACTGCCCGTTTCCGGCGTGCCGCCGACATTTTCTTGTTGTACCGCTTCTTAGCGGCTTTCATGCGGGCTTTCTTTTCCTTGCCAGTCTCTGCCTCGGCCCGCTTTTTTCGGTACATGTTGTTCCGCAGTCTCGTCACCTCGTCTCCCGAGATGTACTTCTTGCGCAGCTTCAGCTTGCCGTCCTTGTCCTCGTACTCCTCGGTGGCCACCCACGCACCACGCCCGTTCGGGTGCCTTTCCCGACGGTATGCCCCGGTAAGGCGGGCTTTGCCGTTCAGAGTCTTCTGCTTGTCCCACTCTTTCTGTTGGGCGCGGGTCGGATTCCTGTCGAGGTCCTCGCCTCTGCTGATCGCCCGGCTTCTCCGGTAGTTGTCGTATGCTTCCTTACTATAGAAGTAGTAATATTCCGTGTTGCCGTTCCGGTCCGTGCCTACTTCGACCCGCTGGTAATACTTGTGGTTCTTCCGCGCACTGCCCTTCCCGAATAGCCCGTGCTCCATGAACTTCCAGTAATCCATTTTGAACTTATCACCTCTTTCCGCGATTTACAGCGTTTGCGTACTGTGCTATACTCTTCTCAACGAATATTTTCCTAAAGAAGAGGAGTTCTTATGGCAACGCTTGTCTGCCCGAATTGCGGCAATGAAATAACGCTTAAAGTTTTTACACCCAAATCCGTTAAATGCTCGAAATGCAAGAACACCTTCACAGCCGAGTATGAAGATACAGAAGGCAATTTACACCCCGGTGGTTGGGAAGGATTTGAAGTCGTACATCCCAAAGTTGTCAAGGCGGCTAAAATTTGTGGAAGAGCCATGCTGGTTACCGTTACGGTCTTGGTCCTCGCTGATCTTATCAAAGATAAAGTTGATGAATTGTCGGCCTCTCCCGAGACTTCCCCAACTCTGGATATGACCTCGAATACCACCTCTCAGGATTGTGAAACGACCGCCGATTCTTCTTCTCCGGGTGCATCATCCGAAAATTCGTTGGCATCTGAGGCATCTGAGACATCTAACGAACCTCGAAAATACGCTCCTCGAGATCCGGATAATTATGACACCATCCAAAAAGACCTCGATCTTATTATTGTAAATATGACCAATCGTCACGCTTCACCAGAAAAAAGAAAAGCTGCCGATGAATTGAATATAAATTTAGACGAGAATCAAACTTTCCGAAACCCTCACAAGCAAAGCTATCAGGTCAGAAAAGACCCGGGCAGTGAATAACAAAAAAAAAACGCCAGCGTATCATACATCAGCACAATACACTGGCGTTCTATTTTTCGGTTTCTTTGGCCTTATCCGACCTTGCACATATCGCTTCCCACCTCCTGCTTCATGACTTGTTTTATCATAGAATAGTCGGTTTATCAAACCTCACTCAAATGCATCCCGGTTCAGCTTCCACGCCACGTAGGCATCCATCAGCGCCGCCACGGCGTCGATCTTCTTATCGTGCCGCTGCTTATAGAGCTTCCGGTTCCCGTTAGTGTCCTCCAGCGTGATGCAGTTTCCCATGGCAAACTCCATAAGTGCCTCGTCGAACAGCAGCTTTCTCTGTTCGCTCAGCTTCTTCAGTTCGCCCAGCGGCACGCTCTCTGTCCTTGCGCCCTGAATGACCTTCTCGATGCCAAACGGGCCGTTCTCCTGCGCCCACCGCTCCACGAATTCCTTCGCGTTGTAGGGGTCGTAGCCAAAGGCCCGCACGTCATACTCGCTCTGCAGGATGTAGGCGTCGAGGTCGTCGTAAACCTGCATCATGTCCAGCACAGTCCCGTCGAACACCTGCAAAGTGCCTTCGTTCATAAACTCCTCGTACTTCTGCCGCATCGCCAGCGGAAGCTGTGAGAGGGTGTAGCTGGTGATGTAATCCCGCGTTTTCACCCCGAAATATCCGTTCTCCAGCGGGAACAGGAAGGTAAACGAGCAGAAATCGTCGCCCAGCGAAAGGTCAGCGCCCATTGCACATGGCATCTGCCAGAGGTCCCGGTGTCGGTGCCGAAGGGTCTCCTCATAAGTAAAGAAGTAGGTGTAGCCTTCCATCGGCAGGTTGAAGCGCTTGGCCAGAATATCATTCCGTGCGCCTGGCGAGTTTTCCGCGCGCTCTACATCCAGCTGGTAAGTCTCGTAGCTCACAGTCTGCCCGAGGTTCGGGTTCGCCTTCAGCCACATTTCCGGCTTGCCTACTTCGTCGATAGAGTCCAGCTTGTAGTAGAAGATGGAGACATGCGGGTTGATATACTCGCCCTTCAGGATCTCCATCAACTCCATTTTGATGGTGTCGCCGCAGCCGTTTCGGACAGTACCCTCCGAGCTTGCCGCCACGATGAGATAATCTTCGTTCTTGGCTGCGCCTTGCTCAATGGCACCGATGGGGTCTTCCCGGATGTCGCAGGAGAGCCATTCGTCCACGGTCGCCACACGGTCGCGCCGACCCTGTAATTTCTCGATGGTCATGGGGCGTATCTCCAGCAGCGAGCCCGTCAGGAAATTCTCGATTCCCTTCTTGGTGGAGGCCATCTTCACCCGGTCGCTCTTCGCACCCGTGGTGTTCTGGATGCTGCCCATGGTCATGAACTTAAAAACAGGCCCTCTCGCCCGCGCCAGTGCTGTCCGGAACGGCGAGAGGACTTCTTCTGCCTGTTTCATGGTGGGGGCAGTCGTCACCTGCTGGGTCGTGCTCTTGTCCACCGTCATAAAGTAGGCCTGTAAGCACTCCAGATACATGGTCTTTGCGGCCGCACGGGTGATGATGAGATACTGCTTGGTGATGAGCCGCTTCTTGATGCGCTTGCGCTCGTAGTGTCCCCCATGCCCGCCGGGGTCCGGTACATATACGCTCCGCTCCACGAAGTAGTACCAGCCGAAGATCTCCTCTGCCCAGAGCTTGAAGCTGTCCAGCAGTTTCAGATCACTGCCGTCGGTCAGCGTCAGCTCCCTCTCGCAGAACTTGATAAAGCCGTTGACGGCCTTGTCGTCGTAGTACACGCCCGGGTTTGCGATGAGGTCGTCGATCCGGTTCATTTCCATTGAAATTTCCCGGCAGACAGGGATCTCGCCACGCATCACGGCCTCCTGGAACCGGCCGTAGTAGATGGGTGTGGCCGTGTTCGAGAGTGCCATAATTTTATTCTCCTAAGTCCATTATAATAGGGCAGGGCTGTCACAGTGTCTCGCTTTGTAATACGGTTTTTTCGGCTTGTCGAAGCACTCCTTCGAATTTGGGCATTTCCATGACTTGAAGTTGGCGCAAGTCCGGCAGAGGCTGTAGGCGTCCGTCATGTTCCAGTTCACCGTTTCAGCCGCCCATAGACGCATCGCTTCCTGTATATCATGCATATCGTTTCATCCCTGTCTCCCTCATAGGGTGCGTTCGCACGTTTCGTTTCACAGCAGCAGGAGTCCTCGCCGATCTCTGTTATGACTCCGCTTTATCGAACTCGATGTTCAGCCGGAACTCCATTTCTGCAACGGTATTTTTCAGTGCCTCCATGGCCGTCGAGCTCTGCGGCGGGTCGAACGCGAGCCTTACTTTTGCGCCCATGTAAGACGCGATGGCCTTCGCCCGCTCGTCTCCGGGCAGAAAATCGTCCCACACGGCACTTGCGTCCACGATGCCAAAGCCCTTCTCCGGCCCGACTCCCAGCTGCTGCAGCACAAGAAATACCGCGTTGATGTGCATGATGATGTCCGCATCAAACGCCGTGTAGCTCTCCGCTATCCCCAGCAGCTTCTTCACGCTCGTCAGAATCGAATTCATTTTGATTCCTCCTCGGCATCGCTGTCGCCACCCATAATGTAGCTCATCATGGCATAATACCAGTCCTTCTGAGCCCTTGCCAGCAGCTCCAGTTCGGCCAGATGGTGGGGCGCGCCGTCCTTCCCCATGGCCGCTTCTTTCTGTGCAGCAGCTTCAACAATCTCGGTCAGCTTCTGGTGATCAATGGTGTCCAGCCCGGATTTCAGAGCATTGTGGTTCTCCACGCTGTCCGGAGTGATCTTCATCCCATCAAGCGTAATATCCCCAGCCCGTGTTGCCCGCACCTGCTGCCCATCCACATTTGTCGCCAGAGCATCGTCAAAGTCGAAGCCTCTGTTCTGCGGTACAGCCGTATAGCCCTGCTGGAGCCCGGCTTCCGCAATACCCACATTCGCCCATAGCAATGCCTCGTCCAGCTTGGTCAGTGCCAGGCTTCTCGCGCGGCTCGGTGCAAGGTGTTGAAGCATTGCCTCTGCCTCTTCCAGCTTCCGCCGCAGAAGGACACTGCATTCCGCTTCCCGTTCATCAAACTTTTTTCTCGCGTACATCTTATCACTCCATAACCTGTTCCCAGTCGTCGTAGCAGGTCACGCTCAGCATCATGCCAATATCTGTGACCTTGCGGAAGTTGACCTCTTCGCCGTTTTTCATGTGGATCAGAAGCTCCGTGCCGGAAATATGCCAGTAGGCGTCCTTCCAGCCCCGCCGTTTCACTTTGTGACCCTGCTTCATGGTAATCCAAGCCGTCGTCCAGTTCATCCTATTGCCTCCAAGGGCAGGTATCCCCTGCTGTTCTCTTGCCATCCGGCATCTTCGGCCCGTCCCCGGTGCCGTAATGGATGGCCTTGTGTGTCGCATCCGACACACTGATAACATTCTCCGGGTCGAACAGTGCTTCCCGGTGCTCGAGAATATCCTCTTTCGTCAGAGGGTTGATGTGGTGTATCGTGATGCGCGCCCGGCTCACCTTTCCTCCGCTGGCTGTGATGTCTGCGATAGGATGGTCTTTGCACCCGAGGTCGCAGCCTCCGTCCCGCACGATGATCCTGTCCCGGAACTGCCGCCACTCCTTCGAGCGGTAAAAGTCCTGGTTCAGGTATCGGTCAAACCCGAAGGTGTCCTTTCCCACCGTCCCGTGAAGCTGTAAATACTTCAGCCTCTCCTCGAATGTCCCACATCGGCACATTTCGCTGTAGCTTTTCATTTCAGTGTCCTCATGAGTTCGTACACCAGTAATATCATGCCATGTAGATCCGCCCCGCAAAGTGCAATCCAACTCAAGGTATTATCCGGTTTCTTCCCCAGCCATACCGCCAGCAGAAAGGCCGCAAACATGCAAGGAAGCTCGGCAACAGTATCCTCTCGAACTCTGTCATAGAGCCGCCTCTTTCTCAGATATACCCGTGGTCCATTGCAAATGCACCCGCAATCAGGAATGTAACTGTCGCAAGAAACACGGCCCACACCATATTGTCCTGTTTCTCGTTCACGCCGCCGTATTCACCGAACCAGAACACCTCTCCAAACAACGCCGGGACTGCCACGACCCAAAGCATCCGGAACACCTCAGCACTCATACTCTTCTCCTTCGCCATCATCCTCGCCGGAATACTCTTTCATGGCCTTGAGCACTTCCAGGTACAGCTCTTCGTTGTCCTTCGCTGCATTGATAGCCTCTGTCTTCGCCCGCAGCAGTTTGTTTTCTTCCTCGAGCTTCTGCTTTTCCAGCATCGTCTTACTCGTCGCCAGCTTCAGGAAGTGGGTGGTCTCTGCAGAAGAGGCTGTTCCTTCCCGTATCCGCTTTTCCACCAAGTCCATCGCCAGTGAGATCATCTGGTTTTCTCTCGCTTCCGGAGTCAGTGCCGGTCTCATTGCGGGCAGGTCAGCACCGGAAGTTTTTCTTGCGCCCATTTCCGGCACCATCCTTTCTGTAAAATTCCGTCAAATATCGTTCGCGTTCTCATCCGCCAGATTTTGGTTTACCCGCCATTGCTGGCGTTTTTTTGTTTTTTGCAAAGTTTGCCATGAATAACTTCATGACAAAAATAAAAGGCTTTTCTAAGGGTTCACGGGTATGTCAGAGCAAAGCAGTAACTCTACACAAAAGGAGGAAATGATTTTGGGAAAGTTCTATTGGAGGTTGAACGATCATGAAAACGTATCCATACCCGTACCACAAAGGTATAATAAGGGAGTGTACCCGTGAACCCTTAGAAAAACCGCCGAAGCCCGGTCTACTCCCCAGACCTCGGCAAGTTTGGCTTTTGTCAGTTGTCCTATAAAGCCGCGAAATTCTAATGAGTTTTTCGCACATTCGATATATTGACTCCTATTCAACTTTACGATAGACTTGGTACCAAAGGAGAAAGCAGTATCCATCTATCCCTAAAGAAAGGAGGTGTACTCGAAATGCGAAACAAGAAAATTCGGCAGTTATCCAAATATCTCTCTGATTCACAGCACACTCATTACGTCCCTGTAACTATTGAGCAAATGCATCAGAACATCATCGGCGCTCTCAAAATTTTCAATTCCTATATGAGTGTAGTTGTTGAAGAGAGTCAGAACAACTGAGTATAAAAAAACGCTGGCATCCGTATGGAGGTTCGGATACTGGCGTTTTTGCTTTGTAAAATATCAACGGAGTCTGATATAGGACATGAAAGCCCAAATATCAATTTTCCCTCCGGGGAAATATCAAAGACCGGCGCGATTTGAGAGGGGGTGTTGATTTTGCGACCCCCTCCCTATCCCCTTACGCGCTTTGCGCAAGGGTCGTGTCGTCTTCGACCTCCATCTTGAGCTTCTTGTAGATGTTGAGCGGGTCGTTGGCGATGATTTCATCAATAGCCTGCTCAATTTCGTATGCATTCTCTGCATCCGTCAGCTGGTCAGAGGTATAGGCCAGCCGCATCAGCAGTCCGCAGGAGTTGTAGCCCTTATCCATATCGAAACGATACCAGTCGTCGAACTGGCTGTAGGGATTATAAGGGTTATCGGTCGTTGTTAAAAAGCATCGAATCATAGTTCAAAGCCTTCCTTACTTATTCAGAGCACTGTAAACAGTGGACTCGGGAACACCACAAGCTTTGGCAATTTCGTTATAGGTATACCCGTTGGCGAGCATCGCTTTTGCTTTGGCCATCTTCGCGTTGGTCATTACAGTTGCTGTCTTCGGCATCGCACGTTTAACGATTTCGTCCGGCTTAGATGCGTTGAGAATCTTCGTCAACTTAGTATGCGTAATCGCTCCAGCTTGGACAGCCTCCCATTCGCGATCGGTAAACGTAATACGTGTTTTACTTCCGCTTGCTCCAACCGAATCACGAGCACGCTGCATCTCGACAGCAGAAATCTTTTTAATTTCCTTCTTGTCTTTCTTAGGGTCAAGACCTTGTGCCTGAATTTTAGCCTTGATATTTGCGTTGGCAATTATCATTGCGCGGCGTTCCTTCGGCTTGTTGTCTATCACAGCTTTCAGCTTAGCATCAATAGATTGAACTTCAGTCCGATACTCTTTTGCCGCAGCTGGATTATATTCCATATTTTCAGTATGTACGGCTTCTAACCGTGCTTTTCTAGCGAGGTTCTTCAACTGATTAGAAAAATCAGCGTACAAATTTTCCTGTATTGTACCAGATGAGAGTGTCTGCGCATCGGGGGTTTGCGATATAAGACTGACCTTTGTCTGCGCCTCTACTCGCTTGCCTGTCTTTGGATCAATATAAGTACGTCCGGACTCTTTATAAATGAGATTTCCCGTTTCGGGATCAACATGAGCGCTTCCGGTACGTTCGGGGACATCTACGGTCTGCTTACGGCGAGACAGCAGCGTGGATGCACCACCAAACCGCTCATTGCCGTCCTCATCCACACGGATCTGCCACTTCTTCTTCAGTTCCTGAATGCCATTCTCCCGCTCAGACCGCTTGTAGTCCAACTTGTGCTTCTCTGCATCAATGACGACCATCGAATGCTTGACTGCACGGGTGATTTCCTCAGGAGGAGCACCACGAAGCGTCATGTCCGTGATAAGGTTCGAGATGATGCCCATCTCTTTCTGCTTTTCTTCCTTTTTCATCAGGCGCACACCATTCGGGTTGCCTTCAGGAACAGCATAAGCAGTCTTGGGGTCAAAGTCTTTCAACCCTCTCAGCGCAGGCGTTGCTTTGACAGCCACCTTGCTGGAAATGGGGATAGCAACGACAGTGTCACCATCGAAGTCTGCGCCGGACAAACGCTCTGCAACCTTGGAGTTGATACCAATAGCATCCTGAATGTTGCCGAAGTTCCGCTTACCACTAACATTTTTGTTGTTGACCGTGACGATAGGAATCTCGAAAGTGCCCGCATGAGGATAGCGAATCAGTGCGAGTTGTGTGCCGTTCTCATAGGTCGGGCAGTAGCACTCTTTCTCGCTGATTTTGGTCAGCGGCAGGATGACCTTGGTAGACTGACCGGGGAAAGAAGAAGCCTTTAGAGTCATGGAGTTGCCCTCGCAGGTGTCTGCGAAGTCCATTAAAAGTTTCTGCTTGATGGTCGGGTTGGTACATTGCGTTATCTCTTCGTACTCGGCTTTGCGGTCGGCCAGAGTAAGATTGAGCTGCTGCTTGATGAGTTTGATGGGTTGTTTAGAAAGGAATTGTGAGGACAGATTTTTTGCCATCGTGTCCCACTCGCCTTCCTCGCGAAGCTTGTTGATAGGAGACAGATGCTTCTGACCGTCAGCGCCAATGTATTCGCTCTGACCTGCTGCAGTCAGTGCTGCACCAAAGGGATTGTCCGGGTCGTCCTTGATGGGCTTGAGCACCTTCATCTTGGGTGTGCCAGAGGGTTTATTCGTATTGAAAATGACATCATATCCATCAGGCACATCGTCAGAGTAGACAGCCATACCTTTGAGGTAGTGACTGTTATCCACCATGATACGAACCTGTGCGTAATGGCTGTTACCAAGGCTCAGGTCATCTACACCGCGCCGAATCTCGATAACGCCGTCTTTGTCCAGACCGCCTTCGTCACCATAGCGAATCGCAACGCGGTCGGAACTCATGCTGGACGGACGCTGGAGCTTCTGGAATGTCTCACCGCCATCATCCGAATGGTAGTCACCCAAAGACTGAATGTCACCTTGATGCTCATACGCATATTTCTGGTTGTACTCAGGTTTTGCAATAACCATCACATTGGTCTGCTGGTTAATATTGGTAGGTTGCCGAATGCCAACGCCGTAGCGCTGATAACCATATTCAGCCTCAAGTCGATAGATTGCTTCGTCAAGTTTGTCAGGCGAAACACCCAGGACCTGATTGACGCCTTCGGAAACGTCAACCATGCCTTTCTTGTCAACCTCTTTTTTCAGGGTTTCCACAAGTGCTTTGGTATCGGTTTCTTTTTTACCGGCGTTACCTTTATAAATGGAGCGCACCGATGACTCCGAAATACCGAGTTTGTTTCCAATTTCGACCCATCCAAAACCATCTTCTCTCAGTGCACGAACCTGATCGTACTGAAGCGCTCTTCGCTGATTAGCGGCCACCTTTCGAGCATATCGGAACTCTGTCGTGCTCATCCTATACTCCTCGGGGAGTGTGGCATTTATTTGAGCAACGAGTTCTTTTTCAGTAAACTTACCGCTTTTTTCAAGCTCTTCCACACGGGAAAGGAAATCGCCGGAACGCTGATAAGGATTCTCACCAGAACCCCAAGGATAGCGGCCGGAGTGGCGCTTGGTACCGTAGTGTTCGAGGCTGTCGGTCTCGTCGTCTACGTCATAAAAGAATTTGATGTCTTTTTCAATCGGATTCATGCTGCTTCTCCTAACTTCAATTCCGTAATGATTTTATCAAACTCGATGATTTTGTCCATGATAGGCTTGATTTCAGCCTCGGTCGGGTTGACCGTAAAGACATCATCGTTCTGATAAATGCGGTTTTCGATTTGGATGTCCTGCGGGTGTACGCGGTACTCCAAACAGAAAAGTGCATCATAAATAAAGAGCTGCTCCATATGTGCAGGAACAGCTCCGGTCTTGAGGTCGTGGATTCGCAGTAAGTTGTTCTTAAAAGTGATAGAATCTGCCGTTCCGAAGCAGTTGCCCGAATAATAGAGCACCTGTTCCGGTGTCATACGGAAGCCGATGGCATCGTTGACGTAGGCGTTGAGCGTCTTTTTGCTTTTCGGCAGCTTCTGACCAAGAGCAATACACTCTGCCGCAAATGCGTGCAGTCTTGTGCCATTTTCCTTGGCCTGATAGCTGGCATAGGTCTCGGCAAGGCGTGCAGCATCATAGTTTATCCAATGATACTTACTCGCACCCAGAAAGGCGTGCAGACCTACGAGCTTGGAATGATCGTTCCAGTTCATTCAGTATCTCCTCCTTGTTCTCCGGGTAGATGAAAGCAGCATAACTCATCTCGTTCATCTTTTCTACATAGTAGTCCTGATTTGGGCGATGAAATGCTCTTGCTGACTTCTTGCCTTCCAGTGCGGCCCATGTGTCTTCGTACAGAACCACGAGGTCAGGAATACCCTGTATCTCGTTAGGGTCTGCGTGGAGCACAATGCAGCCGGGAAAGCGAGACTTCAGCTCTTTCACCAAGCCGGTCTTGAATGTGTTTTCTAACATGTCAACCTCCAAAATAAAAAAGGAGTAGAGCACGTCTGAGACGCATTCTACTCCTCCTCATAAAAGAGGCAGATTTTTTCGCGTGAATTTTTCACGCGAGGTGTGTTTTGGGCAAAAAGAAAAGCCCCTGCGTGATTAGCGCAGAGACTTGTTTGATTTAATGCTTAGTATCCAGAAGTCAGCTCTGTATACAGCTCGTTCGGACCAACCATATAAGTAGTACCTTCATCGTGGTTCATGAATGCACCATAATCGTCGCATAAAGGATGGCTGCCGTATGTATAATCCGCCAAACTGTAAAACTGCTTATTTATCCCTTCGTATGTACGACGTTTACCGCACTGTGGACACTTCCACGTTTTGCGGCTCGCTTTGACAAGTGGGACTGCGCAGAAGCGGCAAAGTGGTTCTTTAGTATGAATTTCTACGCTTCCGTTGTCATAGCAATGAACTTCGTTGCCATTAGCATCGCATGTCATCCATTCCTCAAAACCATCTTCGTTTGAGAAACTATGGGCCCGATCCAGACCATGATTTTCAGCATCTCTCATAGTAGTCACCTCATCAGAGCTGTGTGTTATACGTTGCAACAACGATAGCACTTCTGCATACTTTGGTTCAAGTGAAAACTGTTAGGAATATGTGAATTTTCCGTGTCGTGACCAAAAGCCCACTTTTTATCGTTACTTATTATATTATTTTATAAAAAATTTTATTAAATTGAAGAAAAAAGTGGGTTTTTGGGCTTTTGTATATTTTTAACGTAAATACGTTAAATTTTGTGGCCAAAAATATTTTCAAAAGTGGGCAGAAAGTGGGCTTTTGACCATTTTACCGTCAAAAAGCACCAAAATGCTCCAATATTGACGCGATAAAAATCATTCCAATACCGCCAATCAGCAGTATTCCAGAAACTAATAGTGCCTGTTTGTCTTTCTTTTCTTCAAACTCCATCTTCTTCAGCTCGAGCTCCTTGGCGTCCTTAGACTCCTGAATCCGTGCTTCATCCACGAATCGATGCGTCTCCTGATAGTCATCGAGCCGCACTTTCGTCCCGCAATACTCACAGAACATAAAGTCGCGGTTCTCATCTTTCACCGTAAGTTCAGCGCCACAGCTGGGACATTTTACCGTTCGTGCCATAAAAGCACCTCCTCGTTATTGAATTAAGAATATCATGTAAGAATCAAAAGGTCAACCCATCAAGGAGCACGTATCCAAATATACATCATATTAACCGTCATTTTTATGCTTTTTTACCTTACTCAACATTGTTTTACGATGTACTTCGTGCTATACTGATACTAATAAAGGCTAGGTATATGCTGTTCATGGTATTTAGCCGCATATAGAGCCGTTACAAGGGAGGATATTATGGGTTCCAATTTGACAAAGGTTATGCCCCACGTTGATGCATCCAAGGTCGTTTCTGCGGTTTTTAAGTATAGCGGCAAATGTGGTGTATATATTGGCCGCGCTGTATTGAACACCGGCACTACCGCTATTAAGGCTGTAACAAGAAGCGGCGTAAAGGTAATGACCACTGTGGTAATTCCCGAAATCAAATCCAAAGCACATAGGGATGGTGTCGTAAAGGATCTTCTTAAAATGGGATTTAATCAGGAAACCACTGCGTCCATGATGAACATTTCTCAGTCTACTGTATCTCGTATTCATCGAAAGTAATACATCTTACTCTCCTTTTAACTTTGTAAAATCAAAGCCTCACACTCGCTTAGCACACGAATGTGAGGCCTTTTTATTCACTTAGCTCTGAAGCACAAAACACACCTGTGAACTTACGCTTTCTCGCCATCCCACACATATCCCGTCTCCTCATACAGGAGCTTCGGGGAGATGTAGTAGGAAATCCGCCCATACCGCGAGTCCATCTGCTTGATGTCCGTGATGACTGCCCCGTTTCTCGTGGCCTTGCCAATCGGGAGCCAACCTCCAATGATACCAGCCCGTATCCACGCAGAGTCACGACCGTAAACTCTCGCAGCTACTCGCACCGGAACAGAGCCTTTTGCAAATTTGATTTCTTCCATAATTGTTCAACCTCCAAAAATTTGTGTTAAAGGCGGACTTTTCCATCTCTTACATTGGGCATCACCTCCTTTAATTCTTATCCTAGAATAGAAAAACAAAGAGCCGCAGATTTCTCCACGGCTCAATGCCTCGATTAGTCTTTCACTTTTTGTTTTGCAATGCCGATTTCAATAAACCCCAGCCGGTGCGTAATTGGTGCGCACTCCATGTCGTGCGGCAGAGGCCAGTTATTACCAATGTCGAGTCCACACTGCGTGAACCCTTTAGTATAGCCATGTACCCAAACGCACATCGTACCAAGTGCAACAATCATACCTCCGATAAGTTTCTTCATAATTTCAACCTCCAAAATATAATTTTGAGACTAATCATCTCATAAAGCAGGCTGAATTTTTCGCGCCAACTTCACGGCTTCACTTCCACATCAGGCAGAATATCAGTATGGAAGTAGAGCTTATAGTGGTATGGGTCGGTCATCGTACCAGTAATGTCCTCCACGACATACATCGTATAGGAATTCAGGTAAATATAATTTTTCTTATATGTATTAGGCCCAGTCTTGATGGTACACACCAGCTCGTTGGACGAGTTGTTCGTAATGGACATCAGGCCTTCCGCTTCGAGAATGACTTTATCCGTTCGAGCGTTGTAAACCGTGATATGCCGCTCCGTCTCAAAGTAGTTGGCCTGCTTCGAGATGTTCTTGTTGACCTTTTCAGCCTCTGAACACCCACACAGGCAGCCCACCAGCATCACTAGGCACATCACACAGCAAATAATACGATTTTTCATAATTCAATCTCTCCTTCATGTTTCAAAAGCCACCCTGCGGCAGCATACAAAAAGCTCCGAAGTGATACTGCCGAGTAACAGTCATAGCCTATTACTTCAGACATCAGCACATTCGGAGCCTGCCCAGTACGGTAAACAGCAAAGTCGAGCGCTCTGCGCATGGCCCTATCGATAGATTCCGACGATTGGCCATATTTATCTCCGAGCGCAGCACATAGAGCCGTCAGATTGATTCGCCTGCGCTGCTGGATAAAACCCATCGATTTCTCAAGCGCCTCTCCCAACATCTCAAAACCTACAGTCCCATCAGGTACGCCCAAATCCTTTAGAAAAACGCTCATTGTTTCTCTCATATGTAGGCCTCACTCTTTTACCATACTCCCCTTCCGCGTCTGGTCATCAGCCGGCCAGAACGTATAAATGTCATCAAACACCACCGGAATCTTCTTCTGAACCTCCAGCAACAGCGGACACATCAGCTCACGCATCTGGGGGTGGGCCGCCACAGGAGTACGCAGCTTGAAGATGTTGCGCCACTCACGGTAGTTGGCAGTAACCACGATCTCGGTCTTCAGGCACAACGGCAGTACACAACGAGCCTGTTCGGGACGCATGCCGTTTGCGATCATCAGCTTGTAGTCCTTTTCGGCATAGGTCATAGCTTCCAAGAACGAGCTTTTGATCGTAACCTCGCTATCGTTCAGTTCGCAATACTGCTCACCACGGATATAGGACGGCCAGATGAACGTAAGCTCATTGCCAAACTTCTCCTTCGAGTAGTTGCAATACCGCGTGCTCTCCTGTGCAAAGCTTGCAATGCGGTGCCGCACAAGCTCGTTGGCCACGCCACGGTCGCACGTGAAGAGCACGCTCAGCTGAGAATGCTCCAGCATAGCCTCATGCCCCTGCTTCACCAGAAAGCCCACCAGCTTCTTTGCCGACTCACCGTCCAGCGTGATTTTGTCCTCGCTCTTGTAGCAGACCCGGGCCACCCGCTCGATCTGCTGGAGCTCTTTGATGCCGCCCTCAGAAATATCAGTGAGGATTTCGTATTTGGGTTCAACGACTTTCATAATTAAATCTCCTTTTCATCAGTGAATCAACTATTTCAAGCTGACTGAGGCTCTTTCCGTTGGCTCTTGCGACAACAATACTGACATTAAGATCTGGGCTTGGAATAATATACCCAAGATGCTCCATTCTTTTATGATCACAGGTAGAGACTTTAGGACAAACAGCGCACCTTCCAGCTAACTGAGTACAAGCTCCAAATGACTCATTCATGTAAAACCTCCAGAATCGAGTTGAGCAACCAATCAAAACACCGCTTAAAAAATAAAGCAAGTCGGTGCAGCCAATATGCAGACTCCGATGGAATATCTCTTTCTTGACCCCACAGTGCATAGTACAGCCATCGGTCAAATTTGCGAAACGAAATATTATTAGCCAAATACCATAGCTGAGCATCTTGATAGCTGATTTCATTGCGAATGCATAGTTCAACCACCTCTTGCAGCGTAGCGTTGACTTTTACCATTTCCAGCTTATGAGTTTCGTAATCCTCAGAATATAGCCCGATCTCTTTCGTTGGTTCGCCGGCATTGCGAATCAGAATGATGCACGGCTCATTATTTGCATATAAAATCTCAATCGTTTCGGCGTTTACTATCTCTCTTGCCTGGTCAACTGTGATTTTTCCTGTATCTACCAGGTCGGTTATCCAACGAATATCACTATACATCATTCACCTCACCCCAAGAACCTGAAGATAATGAACCACAGGCATTTCAGGGTGAAGGCAATGATTATCAGCCACGCGCAGGCCGCGATAGTAACAGCCAGAACGCCGCCAATAAACTTGCCGATTTTTTCATACATACTCATTGCTCCTCCTTCTGGTACCCGATGAAGTCGCCAACGCCGATGTCACCGTTCGGACATGTATGCGCTCTATACAGCCTTGGTGCTAAAGGCATATCTTTGTGATCCCACTCGAGTTCTCCATTGACCCTGTTCAGGAAATTATTCAGCTCAATATACATGATAGTCTCGGTATGTACCGTCACCGGGCAAAATTCTGCGCCACACTTTCGGCATTTGTAGATTTGGTTGTACACCATGCTCATACAACACACCTCCTCGCAGCATCAGCCCGGCACTCCGCAGCGTTCAGCTCGAAGATAGCAGCTGTAATAAACTCCGGATCACAGTTCTCAAAGTGGTTCCTCGCAATTTCCAATTCTTGTAGAGGATTACAATATTTATGGATTGCGCCAATTTGAGCTTCACATTCTGGGATTCCCAACCAACGAGCCCATTCTTCTGTTGGAGATTTAATTCCGAGAAGCCATTTGATTGGTTCCGTCCATAATATCTTGATAAACTCAGCAATTTTTCGAAGCATTTCTACACCTCCACATCTTTGTGACCTGACGAGCCGTGAGCCAGCCCTTAACATCATCGTGGCCAAGTAGCTGCGCACCCATCACCTCGATAAGCCCCTGCTCAAAGCCATAGGAACCCCAACCCCAAACGCCATCCCAGATACGATTTCCAGCAGCATCATATGCAATGATTTGCTCACCGCAATCGAGCCGTCCGCCCGGAAGATACTCCTGACAGTCTTGTCTGTCCATCTCTGGCCAACGACGTCCATAAGTATGCGGAACCTTAGCGTGCTTCAGCAGAATATCCAGCTTCTGCATCTCGGTCATGTAATTCCAAACCCGGAGTTTCCAGGTTTTCTTAGACATGTTTCTCATTTCTGCATTTCCTTTCGTCAGTCTCCATTGCCTTTACGATTTTATGCTGGATATAAAGTACACAGCCAGCCTGACTGCCACACCCAAATGAAGCCAACAGTCCAGCAATAGCATTCAAAGATTTCAAATCCTCTTCAGCAAATATCATTTAGCGTTCACCGTTCCTCCTGATACTCTACAATTTTGGTCACTTCACTCTGAACCCGGCGTAAGAAATCACACGCACCCAAGCAACCGCATTCCCTCAATGCCTCAGCGATATCGCCTAAACTATCCATGTCGGTTCTTGTGAGATTAACTTGAGGAATAACTTCAATATTCTCCTCTGTGATAAATGGGGTATAGTCTCCACAATGGCAGCATTTAATGTTCATACGTTGCATATAAACATCTCCTTCAACGATAAAAATAAAGAGCCGCAGATTTCTCCACGGCCCAGTTCTCTTATTTATTGAGTTTTGTATTTGCCTCAACAAATTCTTTCCTAGCTTCAATCATATAATTATTGAAATATTCACTCCCATTATGAGCATTCATATACATGTCATTGGCACCCTTCAACTTCCCTTGATAAAGTCCAAGTGCATATCCTGCATCATATCCTTTTCCATAGCGTTCGCAATATACTTTGCGAACCTCTGCATTGTGAATACGAATCAGCACACACGCCCCAACAATACCAGCAATAGTGCTAATACCAATTTTCCATGCTTTTTTCATAATAAGTATCTCCTTTCAAATATGAGTTTACCTCATAAAGGAGTCTGTTATTTTCGCGTCTTCTCCTCGAACTTCACCGGCTTCACCGTCCCCTCCCGCGCACACTCCGTCAGGCACTCATTGCAAGGCTCATCCGTCTCCAGCACCTTGAAGTTCTTGCACTTCGGGCAGTAGAGGTCGTAGCGAACCTCACGCATCCAGTTATTCATTATAAGTAGTCCTCCATATCTAGAACCATCACTTTCCCACAATCGGGGCAGATCAAAGACAGTGTGCAGGTCAAAATACAGACCTTGAAATTCACATTCGGCAAAATATGTTCTGTTCCATCTGTCAAAGTACATCCGCATTTCCTACAGCGAACGGTTTCGCGCATCCAGTTATTCATCAGCGCTCACCTCTCCCACCTTATAAATACGTGTCACCTCACGGCAATCCGGGCAACGAGTGATAGCACTGTCGCGCTTGATGCTAAAAGACCATGCACACATGCGTACCCAGTCATCTTCGCTCACAGGCCACTCCTTACCGCAGTTGGCACATTTAGTCAAGACCATTTCGGGTGATTTCTTATCATTTGCCGCTTTCTTCTCCTTGACCACAAACCTATCATCCAACTCCGGATGGGTCACGCGCTGGTTCAATGCCCAGAGCAGATTCCAGCAGGCAGCGCGCAGGTGGTCCTCGTCGTCCATTCCGACCATGTACTTTGCTAAATGGCGAGAAGCACTGTCCAGCAGCGAATGCAGCGGAATCCCCTTATCCACGTTATGCTCACCATACTTCAGTGCACCCTCCTCGCAGTGCTTGCTGACTTCCATGATGCCGTACCAAGGCAGAAGATCCATCCGTCCCTTCCCTGCGTGCATATCGCGCTTGGCACCGGTTTCAAACTCCGTGCGATCTCCAGAATCTTTAATCATTTGTTTTACCCTCCAATATTGGACTAATCATGTCTTGTGTTACAAACGAGAAATCGTCATCTTCTATTTCTAAATTCCACATGTTGATGATTAGAAGCAATGCCGCATCATCATCGAAAAGACGTGCAAGTTTATCTTCTCCCATTTTCTTGAGTCTGAAAGCAATTTGCTTGCTCTGCCTTGCGAAATGACATCTTGGATGGAAGAACTGTTCAGGACTTCTAATGACCTGAGCGACTTTTCGCCGAGCACAAGAGCCAGCTGATATATATTTGCATTTGTCGTCAAACAGGTATCCGATGATTTCGCCATCGAGCCTCACAACAAATTTCTTCCAGATTACCGAAAGAGGGCTATCCGGTGCAGGTGTGTATGAAAAGCCGCGCATGGAAATATACTCTCCACTTTCGCCAAAGTGATCACTGAGAAGGATGCTTTGAATCTTTTTTCTAGTTTTCTTAGAGATATTCATAATTTACTCTCCATAAAATTTCCTCTCGTTAAACGCTTTCTTCGAGTTCAGTGCCCTCGAAATCGCAAGGTCGATCCCCGCTCTCGACTTCAGATGGTAGTACCATAGATTCTTGTACGGGGTGTTCAGCCGGTCGATCCGTCCTGCAGCCTGCTCCATGATTTTGTAGGAGTAATTCTGGCTGTAGAATATAATCGTATCGGTCTTGATGCAGTTCCAGCCCTCGGCTCCTGCGTTGTACTGCACGAGATAAACCCACTTATCGCCATCGGGAATCGGCTGGTGCTTATGCCCATTCCATTGTGCAACCTCAGCCCCAGTGCCGTAGTTCAACCCGAGCAGAATATCCAGCTCGTAGTCGAAATTGTAGAATATAATCACTCTTGGCCGCGTCATGCAAATATCAAGGACTTCCTGCTGCCGGCTTTCATCGGAATTGACAAGCTTCCTCAACATATAGCAAAACTCGCTCGCTGTCTCTATTGGTCGATCCTCCCAAGGATTCCAGCGATTCTTGCAGATTTGCAAATACTTCGGCTTATCGTAGTCTACGAAAATATTCTCATGGTGGGACACTGTGGACCGCTCGAAGTCCATGTCAACCAGAATCCGTTCCCGCAGCCGTACCAGTCGCTGTGTGTTCAAATATCTGTCGATTTTCGGATATTTGGAAAAGCGGCTGTAGACCACATGCTGGTTGTTGAATTCAGTCCGATTTCGGAAGAAACCATTTGCGATGAACACCGGAATATAATCTGTCCAGCAGTCCCCCGGCGTAGCGCTCAGAAGAATCCACTCATTTTCCTTTGTGATTTTCAGGAAAGACTTGACCCATTTACCACTGCCGACGACTCTCTGTTCATCAAATATAAAGAACGCATTCTTCACACCTATGTACTTTTCGATGTTATTCCAGGAGTCTACGACGACTGTATGCTCGTAAATATCAAGTTTAGGGTCCGTCCCCATGAAGAAATGTGCCAGTTCTTCATCCCATTCGCCGGTATCTCGTTTTCGAGCGGTCGTGATGATATAAAGATCCGGGGGCTCTGTCATACGAACATAATTCTCCGTATTCACCTCCCCATCGTAAAGTTTATAATAAAACGCCAAACTCGTTCTCGATTTTCCGCTTCCTACGCCTCCGCATAAAATGCATCCGAGTTTCATACGGTTAATAGCATCTAATTGATAGTCGTAGAGCGTTACACCTGCCATCAGGTCGCTCACCTCATTTCCAACGTCACATAAATGGCACTTTTATTGCAGTGATTCTCGTAGGCCAGAAGTGAGATCGTCGCCTCTTCCTCATCTTCGCCCTCCCCTCTGACAGTATAAGCAAAGAGTTCCTTCCGATTTTTACGGAAAACCTTCCAGAGTTCTTTCTTTTTAGTGGAGTCTGTGCTTTTTGCAGCAGGACGTATATTGCAAGCCTTATCTACTCTGCGAAGTCCGCCCATAAATATTACGTCTCCTCAAGATGGCAGAAGTCCGTGTAATAAACTAGGTCGTAATTCAGCGGATGATTGTTCCAGTCATAGGCCTGCTCGTAATAAGCAACCTCATCACGCTCGTCGAGTTCACGGCAAATATCATCGTTGTGCTCATAGAACCATTCCAGCGGAAGATCAAACTTGTCGCAAAGTTCCGGAATATCAAAGGCCCAGCAGCCGTAGTTGGTGTTCCGTATACCCTCCGAAACCATGTAATCGACGATCTCTTTTACTTTTTCTCTGCTCATAATCCTTACTCCTTCTATTGTTCAAATATCAGGCTCTTTGGCCCGGTTGCGAGTCATGCGGGAATCGAACCCGCCGTACAGCCCATGCTAATGACTCAAATAAAAGAGCCCCAGATTTCTCCAGGGCTCTCATGTGCTTATTCTTCAGGTGTACAATAATCAACGTCGAGATGCACTTTACCTTCACTATCCGTGTAGGTGACGAACTTTCTCGGCTGATGGAACATCTTCTCGTACTTCTCGACGAACTCCGGCAAAAGCTCACCGAAATCATCCTCCGTGAGGCCTACAATCAGGAATGTTCCAACGATAATATCAATGGGGATACCATAAGGGCCGTCGAGCGTCCGGTTGAGTTTCTCCATGCAATCATCATACAGCTTTCCTTCTTCGTTGCAAATCAATGCCACCTCATCGTCCCACGGGTAAACAGCCTGGATCGGGCCTTCCACCTCTTTCTGGAGCGATTCCAGAGAACAGTCAATGTCGATAACTTCAGGGTAATGCTTTGGGCGAACCCTCAGAACTTTCATACTGTCAACCTCCCAAATTGCACATCAAAAAAAAAAATATATAAATCGAGCTGTTTCCTTAGAGCCGCCATTTGCGACGTGGGCACTCACCGGCTGGAGCATTGGACCAAGGACCGACCCTGGCACTCGAAAATATCAATGCTTAGTAGATTTCAAGGGTATCTACTCTTTTATCAATTTTTCTGCGCTCAATGACATCCGGCGCAGCGTTGCCGAGATTAACCAGATAAAACGGGATTCCGTAGTTCTTAGCTGCGATGTTCTCGATGATGCAGCCGCGGAACTCACGAGCCTCGTCAAAGATACCGATGAAATAGTCTGCCTCGGAAAGCTTCTTGATGGACTCACCGAGATACCACAGAGCCTCATTCACGTTCGCCGGAGGGTTTCCCTCAAAATAGGTCGGGATGACCTCGAGTTCTTTATCGAAAACGGCTTCGGCGATCCGGTGGAGCTTATCGAAGGTCTTGCGGATGTCTTCCTCGCTCCGCTTGCGCATAGGGCAGCTGATAAATAACTTCTTCATGATTTCCTCCTTAGAACGGCAGGTCGTTTCCAGTCGCGGGCTCTGCCATGTTCACCTCAGGTGCAGCGTAGCGGGCAGCATACGGGTCAGAATCCACATCCTGCTCCACGTACATGACATCAGCATACAGGCTGAACTCACCCGGGTTGTTGCGCTTCTCCACGAGATTGCACAGGCAGTTGACGTTCTTGACACGGATGTAATCCAGCTGACCGACCATGTCGATGTCACAGAGCAGCTTCTTGCCGGTAGTAGTCACCCAGTAGACGTGCGGAGGCCACTTGGACTCCATGTTAACATTGACCGGAACGAAATAGGTCGGCAGAAACGGCTCATCATAGGTCTTTTCCGGATTCGGACGGGTCTGCTTGACCGTTACGCCCATGTCCATCAGATGATGCGCCATGTCTTCGGTCAGAACCAGATTGACCCGGCGCTTGTTGGAGCCGAAGCGGTCGCGGCTGGGGTCGCCGCTGAAGTTGGTAGTAAAGATGAAGCGAGTATTCTCGATAGATACCTTCTGGCGTTTGTTAATCATAAATATCAGTCTCCTTTTTATCGTACATCAAAATTCTGCGCAGCTTCGTCCTGCACATCGTCCCACGGAATATCAGGCTTCTGCCAAGGCGGCAGCCCGGTATCATCGGAGGCAAAGCTATCAAAGTCTCCATACTCGGAGATAGCCTCAACGGCTTTCGTCGCCATTTTATCAAAATAAGACCGGTCGATAGTCTCTTCCAGATGCAGGTTATAGACCATCTCACTTTCCAACCAGCGATAATCTTTCGCACCTGTCACAGAGTCATACTTGGTCTCACCGTTGTCTTTGGCACCGGCTTCTCTCACAAGCAGTGCGCCGCCGCATCCGGATTTGATAGGGCAGAACTGGCCAACGCGCCCGACAAAAATATAATTGTGCTCTCCTTCGGCCAAGTCCTCGTTTTTGTCGAGGTAGATAGCGCCCTTCGACACCGATTTGGTCTCGCAGAGATCATTGAACACAATATCTTCATGAGAGAAGAGCGTCTTAAACACATACGGGACCTGAAACTGAGTGCCGGTGGCCGTCCACTCTCCGCCTTCCTTCTCGTTATCGCCCGGCACGTATCCATACCGAGCCTTGCAGTCCGTCGCATTCATGTACTTTGCGATATAAACCGCATTGTTCACGAGGCACATCTTCTCGTAGGTAGCCTCATGCTCAAACTGGTAGCCGTACTTCTCTGCAAACTTCATGCAGAAGTCGATGATCTCCGGCGTAGCACCGGGGATCTTGATGGAGTCGGTCTTGATATGGGCAACCGTGAAGCCACGCTGCTGCACCTCATCCTGTAGAGTACGCATAAACAAAGCGCCGCGCAGGGCGACAATGTTGTTCGCGTTCTTCGGATTACGGAACGGGTTATCGAAAGTCGCACTGGTCAGACCGTACACCGAGTTGATGGCGATCTTCAGCGCCTGCGCCAATGCTTTCGCCTGCGCAGGGTCGTCCAGATACTTGGCCAGCTTCCCGCCAAAGAGCTTCTTGGCCTTGTCGTACTCCTTGTGTTTGACATAGATACGTACATCCATAAGGTCATTGAAGTTTTTGGTGTACTCACCAAAGTAGTTCATGGCGACCGCCGAGTGCGGGTGCAGCGATGCCACATCCAGCAGCGCGACATTCCAGTACATGCCAGGTTCGGCATAGACATATCCGCCCAAACCAAGGTCTGTTCCACGGAACATGTTGTGCATCCGGCCATCGTCGCCTTTGGTCCACTCGTAACCCGGGAAGGCATTGATGATGTTTTTGGACACCAAAATATCAGGCTCGACCTCGGTCAAAGCGTCCTGTTCTCCGGTCGCAAGATCGGTGTAAACCAGCTTCGGGTGCCTTTCCTTGCCAAAGATGATGCGCGTTGTCAATGTGTTGGTCGTGTCGTTGACCGTCAGTCCGGCAATATCTGCCAGGATCTCCCGGGCTACAAAGTCTGCATGACGTGCGTTGAACACGGCTTCTGTTGCCAGAACGTCATTGTCGCAGTATTCCGCCACCTTGTCCCAAAGGCTTTTCGGCACAGGCTGGTCCCACGGTAAGCCGAGCTCTTGGTGATGGATGCCCAGTTCGATCTCGAACTTCTTCAGACTCTGCTTTTTGGCAGAGAAGTCGTAAATATCCGTGTAGGACAGATTATACGCCTCACCGAAGAAACCGGTATGCTCGTTGATGATGCGGTTCGACAGTGCATAGAGCTGTTCCGTCGTCCACCCCAGCATACAAGCCCAAAGCATATGATTGTCGTACTTGCGGTTATTGAAGCCGACGAGCCGGTAGTTTGTCAGTGCTTCGACCTCGCTGGCGGTAGGATTCACCATGCGATGAACCGGCTTATCCTCGCCTGCCAGTTTCCAGTTGATGAGGAAAAGGTTCGGAAAAACCTCACAGTCAAAGAACGCGATAGGGGCCTCCAAAATATCAGTCTCGCTCTTTGCTTCCTCTTTGGACTTGAAATGCATCTTTGCCACCGTCTTGACGCAAATATCAGCCTGATTCGTGCTGCTTGCGGCAAAGAGCAGGATAGCATTGCGCATATCGTCCACGTCATAGACCACATTGCCCTCGTATGCCTCCTCCATAACGTGGGCAATAAAATCCACATTCGGCTTCGTGTAGGGGCTGATTTCCTTGGCAAGTGCCTTTTTGATCAGTATCCTCAGATGCCTTTCGTTCTGGACCTGCTTTGCATCGACCATTTTTTCTCCCTTCAACGGCAGACCACTGCTGATGGAAGCCACCGAAATATCATTGCATTTCGACAGCTTTCTCCGCAGTGAAGATTTCCCGGTAAATATTTTGACTTCGATGTTTTCGTCGTAAATGCGGCTGAGCGTTGTAACATCGCCCGTGTAAATATAATGCAGATGGATTCCCGCACCGGATTTACTCAGCTCCGCATAAGTCCGGGGCCATTTGGATGCAGCTTTAAGATTTTTCTCAAAGCATTTCTTTCCATCCGGTCCCGGAATATCAAAGTCGATGACGATATGCTCCTGCGGAATCCGCACGTAATGAAGCCTCGACGTATCAAGGTCGGACAGCGTCGTGCGGACATCTTCCCATTTATCGGTCGGGGTTCCGTTCTCATTGGCATATTGTGCAGGGCATCCCGCGCAAATATCATCCAGAAGCGAGTGCTGCTCTTTGAACTCGACCCATGATGAAGCAGGCGGCTCAGATATTCCCTTTTCCGCAGGTTTTGGGTCTGCAAACTCAGGGAACTTGTCCACCTTGAAACCACTGTAGTAGCTCCGAACGCGCTCCCCTTTCACATCGGCTTCCCTTTCCTTGTAATCGGAGAAGTAATTCATCAGCTCCTCACGGAATGCTCTGCGTGAATACGGATATTGGACATTCGTTTCGGCATTGTAGTCCTTGTACATGGCCCACGCACGCTTCAGCGATACGCCGTCTTCCTTCTTAAAAATATAAAAGGAGTCCACCATAAAGTTGTAGAAGTCGTTGGACGCTCCCAGCATCCGGGTCGGGATGTAATCGTCGTACTGGCGCGGGTTTGCCTCATAGACCTCCTTGCAGTGCCATGCGATGCCGCCAAGTTCAAAGTTCACCTTGTCCACAAGGTCAAGATACTTCTTAGCAGGCAGCTTGTTACCGGTTGGCGTCACGTCGATGAGTCTTCTGATAAGGCCCGATTTTGCATCGGTTATCTTGACTGCCTTGTTGGTACCAAGGAAAAGGAAACAGTTGAACCTCGTGGGATATTGACTTTTGAACTTCTCATTGACCAGCATCGTCTCGTGGGAGACCAGCGAGTTCAGCCGGGTGTTGTCCTCGATGCGGGAAAGGTCACCGTCGTGCTGGATAGAAACAAGTGGATTCGACTTAAACGCCTCCAGCGCGAATGCATTGGAGGATGAACCCAGCGCCCTCGAGTCGAACACGCCGCAGTAGCCCTCGAAAAGCTTCTGGACGATGTTCAACACCGTAGATTTACCGCTTCCCGGGTCACCATACAGCACAATGAACTTTTGGACTTCCTTCGAGGCACCATTCACAACTGCACCGATAGCCCATTCCAGCTTTTCGCGTTCCTCCGGAGAATATAAAACGCCCATGAGCTCGTCATAGGCGTTTATACTTCCGGGTTCCAGCGGATACGGCAGACGCTTCGAGGCGTAACTTTCCTTTTTGACCGGAGTGTTGGAAAATATCAATACCTCATCCAGTGGGTGAAAGTTATCCCGCATCTGCCTCTGACAGTATTTGTGCCAGTTGTCGATCATGCCGGACTCCGCATCCCACATATACAACACGTGAAAGCCGTTGTCGTGGGTCTTCTGGTACTCATCTGCATAGGTACGAAGTTCCCGGTCGATGGTTCGGATGACGTCCTGCTCGTCCGTACTCCAAAGCCCCCGCTCTTCCATCCAAATGGCGTAGAAGTCAGAGCCACGTATCATCAAATCGTTCGGCTTACCGACGATGAACTTCGGATAAATCTCCGTTACGCCCCGCTTTCCCGGGCGGGTGTCGATTTTGAAGAAATCGCTCATGATGAATCGATTTCCTCCTTTCTGTGAGATTTATTCCGGCTTCTTCGTAATGCTGGCCCTGCCGTCGCAGCAAATAACTTTTTCGGACACAGTCGGAGAGTCATTCTCTTCTTCGCCGTGCTGGTCATAGTTGTGGTGCATCATAGCAAGCTCTGCTTCCGTGTCGCGTGCTTTTGCCTCCACTTTCTTAAGCTTCTCGTCGCTCTCGCCCAGCATCCTGCAGGCAGTAAAGCCCAGCCATGCAAGGCCCGCGATGAGAATGTTCCTTCTCAAGAGTTTGCCCTTCTGCTTCCGGATGGTCTTTTCGGCCAGCTCAAGGGCAGTCTTGGTGGTCGCCAGTTCGTACATGACATTCATCATTTCCATTGTTCATTTTCCTCCAGTAATTCAGGTCAGCAAATACCAGCCGACCAAAGTTTTTCGTATCTCGGCATGACGTTATCCTCAGAAGTACCCTTCCATCGTCGAAGTTCTCTTCGATAACGCCTTCCATCGGGATGCAGATTTTCGACACATAAACGTCAGGTTTCATTTTCTGCCAACCAGCCCATCAGCTGATACCAAATATCAATCCGGCGCATATCCTCTTTCGGATGCATCAGCGTGAAAAGTCCACCGGCACCGTTGGGCTGATATTCCCGAGCATTGAATCGGTCCAGCACACTCTGCGCCCGCTCCTCGTTGAAGCGGGTGTCGTCCATTGCCACAAGCCCGAGGCTCACGACCATGTTCCAGAACCACTGCCCCACCCGGTTTCCGGATGCAGCATCTTCCAGAATGTGCTCCTCGATGCGGATGGACAGTGCCACCATCATCTCAAGCATGCTGCACGGAATACCGGCGAAAGCGTCCTGAACGTCCTGATACACGACATTTTGCGTCTGCGCAAACCGGTATCGCAGGTCGAGGCCGTCCTCTGCGCGAGCCCCATCCAGCTCACAAGACGGGGTAAAGTTCTGGTTGTATAAGAAAGTGAGCAGTCTGTGGAACGAAAGCCCCCTCGGCTCCCAGTCTCCACAGACCCGCTCATAAAGCCAGTCAAAATATTGACCGGCAAGGTCTGTGTATATCATTCGTCCTCCTCATCCGGGTGCAGGTCACAGAAGCTCTGATTCACCTGCAGGATCTCGTAATCCTTGTGATAGTTGTGGTTTCGGACATGGATGGTGTTCGGCATGAACTCGCCGAAGTGCTTCAAGGCCTCATCGCCGATGGCTCTGGAAATATCATCCTTATCCATCGGCTCGTCTTCGCCGTCGAATACCAGCTTGCCATCCGCGTAGAAGCTCAGAAAGCTGGTCTCATAATTCTCATCTGCACCAAACTCATCCGGCTCGATGATCTCGATGGCCTGCTCCGGCTTCCGAATATCTTCCGGGTCGCTCTCGGTGCGGTAAGGCCCCATCGCCAGCTCAAAGCCCTTCTGGTTTGCCTTTTTCTCGACCTCTTCGTCGAGATTGGCTTCCCGCTTTTCCCAGTGTGCCTTCAAGTCCTGCACCTCCTTCCTGTATTTTTCGTCATAAGCACGCCGCATCACAGTGTGCATAAAGTAAGCTCCGGTTGCAAAGCCAGCGCCAAAGAGCAAAATATCATGCATTGCGTTCTTCATCGGGTTCTCCTTTTACGGTCATCAGGGTGAATGCCAGCCCGCCAAAGAAAAGGGAGACGCTCATCAGAACGCCTCCCACAACATGGCGCTTGCGCTGGGTGTCAGTCAGATAGTCCAGAAACAGGAACACGTTTTCCAAACTGTCCATAGCAAAATATCCTTTCACTCAGCAAGAACAGCCAGACCGGAAGCAAAGCACACCCCGGCCATGACTGCGAATACATAAGAGAGTCTCTTTGCGATCCTTGTCATAGCTATCCCTCCAAAATATCAGTCTCAGATCTTGTCGATGATAGGTCCGTCGCAGTTGAAGTGGAGCATCACAGAACGCTCGTCGCCGTTGATAAAGTCGTTCAGAGCTTCATTGCCCGGGACATAACAGTCCGTACCAAGGCTGACGCAGTTCTGCTTCGTCTCGTCCTTCGGGTCATAGATCCAGCCCGCGACCTGACCGACTGCCGTCCGGTGGCAGCCCTTGCCGTAGGGGTCCAGCATATCGATGACTTCGTTCAGGAACAGATGGCCGTTTGTTCTGAGTTTGCGGTTTGCCGCGCTCTCCACATTCCGGATGGTCATGGCGTTCATCATGGAGTCCTTCTCCCAGAGGCTGCAGCTCTCGTCAAATATCATGGAATACGGGTCATTCACATCCCGTGCGACATCCGCATACTCCCTGATGGCCTCCTCGGTGCCATCGTCCTTCTTTTCCTTGGACTCCACTTCCACAGCCTTAATGTTGTGCTCCAGCTCGTGCTGTACACGGTCGCCGAAGCGCTCCGTAACACGGCCTTTGTACTCGTTGAACGCCTTGTCGATGGCGATGTAGGCCGCAGTCAGACTTGCATTCCGCTTGCTCATAATGTGATGAGAGCCGAACATGCAAGCCAGTGAGATACCGCCCAGCGTCACCGCAGGGGCATAGACCTTTGCCAGCCATACGGCTGTGTGGACATAAGTGGCAGTAATATCTTTTTTCATATCATCTGCTGTGTAGGTCTCACCATCTTTCAGCTGCATTTCGCCGCTGTCCACCTGTGCTTTGGTAGTGTGGATAGTCTCGACCTGAGCGTTGTGCTCTGCGATGATCTCTTCCGCCTTGAGCGTTGCCTTACAGGCCAGAACAGCCGCCGTGACGCCGCCGATGGCCGCACCAACGATCATGATGGTAGGGCTGGCCTTCTTGAGCTTGAACTTGCCCTTTGCCATCATCTGGGTCGCCTTGAGCATCATTTCTTCTTTTTTCATAAAATATCAGTCCTTTCTGTTAAGTCAGAGGCACCGGCTTCGGGAACACGATGCTGTACCCGCCGGGGACGTTCTTGATGTATGCGCCGGTCAAGTCCTTCCAGCCATACTTGTTGTCGGTAAAGTTGCAGGTCATACCCGCAAGGTCGTAGAGGTCGCCGATGGATACCTGCCCATATTCCCGGATGGCTTCCCACATCTGGTCGAGAATGCCTTCCATGTCTGCCCGGGAGTCCGAGGTCAGGTTCTGCCAGTTCGGGATGACCCGCTGGTTCGCCGGCTGACTCCGGTTGGGGTTGGCGTAATAGCGGTCGTAGCTGTTGCTGGAGCCGCGTACATAGTTTGAGCTCTGCGAGCGGGATCTGTCCTCGCCAAATATCATGAGGCTCAGCGCCGAGCTGAAAATGCTCCAGATGCCGTTTTTCAGCATCGGGATGGCATAGTCGTTGATGATGCGCTCCTTCACGGTGGCAAGGTCTTCTGCGAGAAACGCGCTTGCCACCTTCTGAATATCAGTCTGCTGGCGTACCGTGACTTTGCCGGTCGTCACCTTCTCCAGCTTTTTCTTCGGCTGCTGACCGGGGGTCTGGTTCAGGCTGCTCGTGGGCATATCGATTTTTGCCATGTTGTCGTCCTTTCAAAATAAAAAAGTAAGAGCTGCAGATTTCTCTACAGCTCTCGCTTTATCTGACATTAGTTCTCCTCTTCACAAGTTTCCTCGTCAGAAGTCACATCCTTCGACTCCACGTTGATGACCTCGTTCTTATTCGCCTTCTTGCTGGCCATCTTCTCCTTGATGTGCTTGAAACCCTTCTTTGCAGCAGGGATGCCATACTTCACACCAGCGCCGATGAGCAGCGCAGCGCCAACACCGATCTTGACGATCTTGCCAAGATCGAGGTTTGCATTGCTCTCACAGCCGCAGCCCGAAGTATAGCCCTCCGCCTCAGCAGGGACCAAGTTCTCAACGGGAGCGTTCTCCATCATAGAAGTCTCGTTCTCCATAGTCACATTGTTCATTTCGTCCATTTTTGTTACCTCTTTCTTAAATATAAGTTTATAATGTCGGAGTATTACCTCCATAAGACAAGCTGAATTTTTCGCGCCGGGGTCTGAAAATATCAATACCCCAGCCATTTCGGAGGCGTGTTGTAGTCCAGTACCAGACAAGGCATTCCCTCTTCGTCCACACGAGAACCGTAGAACGTATCCACCATCATGCAACTCTGGGTGTCCCAGCCCAGCAGGTCACCGTTCTTGCAGTGCTCCATGCCGAGGTAGTCGTACAGGTCATTCTCCGTAACGCTCAAATCGCTGAGAAGCTGCTTGTTCAGGCCGTTCAGCGCCTTCTCAATGGCGTTCCGCGTCGTCCAGAAGTATTTCCCGGACAGGCTCTCCCAGCATTTCACCTTCTTGTCATAGGACACATCATCCGGTGCGAGGTTCTTTGCAGTCGGGATCTCATCCGGTTCCGGACACTTTGCCATCTTTTCCAGCGTGACCGCCTCTTTGATCTCCTGTGCTTTGTCCTCGCCGATGGTTGCAGCCACCTTGTCCTGATAGCTCCGCAGAGCCGTCTCCGACATGGTGTAAGCCGCTGCCAGCGCAGCATTTCTCCGGTCATTGACGCTGCTTGCTCCGATGATGCACCCAGTCGAGACTGCCATGGAGATAGCGGTAGGAATGTACACCGGTGCCGCCGTCTTCACGATGGTTTTGGCATCCAGTTTCTCGACGCCCAGCTCCTGCTTTTTCTCCTCCAGCAGGATCATGGCCTTGGGCGTAGCGGAAATGGCAAAGCCCACTGCGGTGAATGCGCCTGCAATGCCGAAGCCCAGCAGGATCTTCGAGCCGTTCCGGCTGAGCGTCCTCTTCGCCGTTTTGGTCAGTGTTTTCCAGTTCATGTTCATGCCTCCAAAATATCAATGAATTTATAAAAAGAAAGAGCCGTAGATTTTTCTACAGCTCCCGCCTTTTCAGATGTGTCCATTCTGTTTCAAGTTCTGAAACCGAATCCTGCTTCCACGCTGACTTGTCAGCTCTCCGGAGATGGTGTCATAGATGTATTCGTATGTCCGGATCGGCAGGGTCAGCACATACCGCATCGTGCCATCCAGCACGTGCAGCAGTCTCCTGCCGAAGTCCTTCCATAACTTCATCATAGCATCATCCACCTGAGCGTAATAGTTGCGATCATACATAATTCAAATCTCCTTTATCTGTTCAGTTTGGATTTTCTTCCATAAAGCAGACTGAATTTTTCGCGTCAGTTCGCGTTGTTTTTCTCGGCCAGCTGCTTGCGCACCTCTTCCTGCACCATGTCATGTAGTTCGTCCTCGCTCTTCTGGTCCTCGATCAGGTCATGCCCGAAGCCCAGCAGTGCGCTTCCTGCCAGCAGTGCGATGCTTGCCACTCTCCACCAGTTGATCTTAGCCATTGTTAGCCTCCTTCAGCTCTTTTGCAGTCTCCACGTAGTCCGGCGACTCATAGTTCAGATAGTTGTTCACAGGGTCGAGCATGGGTGCCAGATAGTAGACTTCCAGCCCGTCGTCGGTCGTCTGCTTGTCATACTCAAAGTCCATCCAGTAAGAATCCCAGTCATAGACAAGCTGGTCGATGCACCAGCCGCGCTCGTCACCGTCCGGCAAGAACGGCAGCTCGTCCGAGCACAGGTAGTCACACCACGCATTCACGGAGACACAGCCTTCCGTCATCAGTTCCCGGTTGAACCAGTACGATGCCTGCGTCACATCCGCCATAGTGGCATGGAAATATCTTTTTGTCGCAGGCTCGTAGAACAGCCGGATAACGTCTCCGTCCTTATCACGCTTGACCTCCTCCACGACGCTTGTGTGAAGCTGCTGCTCTTCTTCCCTGCCGATGCGCTCCGCCACCTGCCTGCGGTACTCCTGATAGGTCTTACCCAACGCCATGTAAGCCGCGCTCAGGCGTGCGATCTCCTTCCGGCTCAGCATATTTGCGCCGACGATACAGCCGATGGTACCAGCACCCACCACAGCCGCCGGAATATAAAAGTGCCAGCAGTCCAGCACTTTCTGCCTGGTATCGTACTCCGGGATGTCCTTGTTCAGCTCAACAAGCTTTTCCGCCTTGATGGTCGCCTTGCCCGTTTCGATCGCCGTGGCTACTACACCTACGGATGCCGCCACCGCCAGCAGTGTCCCGGCGTTCTTGCGCAGGAACCTTGTCAGTGTTTTCGTCAGTTTCATCGTTTAACCTCCAAAATATCAATAAAAATAAAAGAGCCTACGATTTCTCGTAAGCTCTCATGGTCAGTTCTTCCGTTTGGTATAACTTTCCATGAAGAAGTCCATGTACGTAACAAATACGGGTTTGAAAGTATGCCTTGCAATACAAGAAAGTCCGTCTGCACCAATGTAGTTTCCTCTATCATAGAGTCTACGCCATGCTAGGCAGTATCCGTTCAGTCCTCCATATACAAACAGCATAAATCCAATCATTCCCATAATACCAATTTTCAATGCTTTCTTCATAATTGTTCAACCTCCAAAATATAATTCTGAGACTAACCATCTCATAAAGCACACTGAAAATTTCGCGTCACAGCACCCCGGCCTGCTTCAGAATCGCCATCAAGTCTGCCTTGCTCATCTTGGCATCAATGTCAAGATGCAGGTGAACTCTCTTCTCATCCTCGCTGTACCCGGCAAAAATATCATTGAGCTTCACTTCCGTGCTCTTGTAGCCCTGCTTCTGTACGGCCTTGTTGATGGTCCGTGCAGCGACGCCGCGCAGAAAGCTCGACTGGATGTGCATAATATCCTCCATCACAAATCCTCCACTGTATCGTAAAATAGCCGTGTCTCTTCGTTCATCTTCAGGTACTTGATATAAATACGTTCATCGGAACCGTCTCGCTCAAGTGCCTCTTCAAGTTTGTTCTTCTTTTCTTCGGCGACAACTCGATTATCGAAAACGCCATAGATATAAGTGTGGCCTTCGTCAGAGCCATCTTCGGATATAAAACCAAACACCAAGTAAATGTCCATATTGTTCGACCTCCAAAAATAAAATGAAAAAAAGATAAGAGGGCGTGTATCTATCAGATATTATCCTCCAGATTGCTCTCTTGCATCTTCTTCAACATTTCCTTTTCAGCCTTGTAGTCCGTCCACTTCTCGTAAGCCACACATGCTCCGATGACTGCTGCATACAGTCCCAGAACAATGCCGCTCCACTTAAAGCTGTCGCCCCAAGTAACAGGTTTGTTCATAAAGTTCTTAATAGCTTTCATCATAGTAATTTCTCCTTTCAATGTAAGCCCTCTTACCTCCATAAAGCAAGCTGAATTTTTCGCGCCGGACAAAAAGAAAGAGCCTATGTTTCCATAAGCTCTTCCCGAGATAAAGCCGATGCTACGTCGTTTGCCGGTCTATCGTAAAAATATCAGTCTTTCGACGGCCGGAAAATCTGTACGAACAGCCACATCACGAGTGCCACAGCGCACCCGATCAGGAATGTTGTAATGATCTGCCCGACCGAAATCGTATAGTTCCAAATTTTCTTAAAAATAGATTCATTCATAATACGTTCTCCTTTATTTCGGGCTTTATCCCATAATATGAGGAGATTTTTTCGCGTCTTGAGCAAAAGAAAAAGAGCCTGCGATCTCTCGTAAGCTCTCCTCGAAAATATCAATGACTTATGCAGTTTTCTTTACTATGACACTATTTTCGTATAGCTCATGAGGGGCTATATCCTGGCCTGAAGGCCATTCGATGCCTATACCTCCTGGCAGCATCTGAACTGTTCTGAAATAGTCTTCATCCTTTAGCTGCCCATACCATGAGCCGGTTGCGTACGGTGCCACATCGAACAGCTTCACTTCTCCAGTCTCATAATAGAGGCGAAGCTTCAGTGAATCAATGGGCTCAACTTTAATAAGCTTCGGCTGCAACATAACAGTCACTCCTTACTTCAGAGGATCAATGCGGAAGAACTGTTCGCCGTTGGACAAGAGCTTCCAGTTTGCCGCCAAATCATCCTTGTGAATCTCCATCCATGCATCCAGAAGCTTCATCTGGCTCTTAGGAAATTTTCCTTCCAGAATCGTTCCGTCCAGAGCAACTACGATTTCCTGTCCGGAATATTCTGCGTGAATGTGAGGCGTATTATGCTTCCCGCCTATTTCGCGGTACATCCGAACAATAATGCCGTAAAACATACATAATACAGGCATTTTTAAGCACCTCCAGTCAATTCTTCTATTTATATTATATCAAAGTCCAGTGAAAAAATAAAGACCCTCAAATCGGTACATGGTCAAAGCTGGTCTCCCAGCGTTCTTTCTTGAGCGGTTTCATCCGCAGCGCCCACATGAGCTGTCGGACAGTGACCGTCGGAAAGTACCCGTGCGAGTCCTTCTTCTTTGCGTGAGCATCAAAATACTCCTTGAATCCGATGCGCAGATAAATTTTGTCGGTCAGCCACGGGTCGATAGGCCCCCAGTAGGTCGCTTTGGTTTCCTCGTTGTAGCGCTGTTGGATGACGCATAGTCCCTTGTTCCCTTCCATGTAAAGGGTCGAAACACGGTATACCGGATGGTCACAGCGGTATACCTTGCCGTAGTAGTTCGTCCAGATGTCGGGCGGTTCTTCATGGTATCTCATAAAAATAAAAGAGAGCCCGAAGCTTTCGCTCAGACTCTCCAGTCCTCCTTACTTTCTAAAGATGTTCTGCATCAAAGTTCTGGAACCATCCTTGAATGTCGGCGACAGCGGAATGTGTCCTTCTTCCTCGTTGAACCATCCGTTCACCTGGTTCCATACGAATAAGCCGCCCATGATGAGCGTTCCGGCAATGCCGCCCACGGTCTTCAGAATTTCGACCCTGCGGTCAGAGTCAGCCTTCTGCACGTCGGCTTTCACCTGCTGCCACTTCAGCTGCAGTTCGTCTTCCTTCGCAGTTTTGCTGTTCTCTTCCGCAGTCTCGTTCATCTGCATCTCGTGGAGCTTTGCCAGGCTGTTCACCGCAGCGGCATACTCCTCAGAACCGGGCTTCATCGTTTTCAGCGATTCCATCCCACTTTCCAAAGTCTCGTTCAATAATGTTTTGTTTTCCATTTTGATCTTCTCCTTTATCAGTAAATCCGGAGTTTCCTCCGTTAAACGGACTGTTTTTCTCGCGTCTCCAGCGGTTTCACTTTCAGCACCACATATTCAGAGCTTTCCAGATATTCCACGGATGTCGTCAAGTCGAGAAAAATATAAGGCTGTTCGTTCTCGTCTCCGGGGGCGATCATCAAGTTCCCGACCGCGTTCCTGCCGTGTACGCACTTCCACCCGACCGAAACACCGAACAGAAAGCCCAGCACGATAAATATCAATGCAAGCAGGTAAACCAGATACACCATTTTGAATTTCTCCTTTGTAATATTCTACACTGCCTTTTGGGCGAGTGCGTGATGAAAAAATAAAGAGCTGCAGATCTCTCCACAGCCCTTGTCGGCTCAGATGTCGTTGCGAATCAGAAATAATTCTCCTCTGTTGCAAGCAGCTCGTACCAGACCACTGGCCCGGATCAGGTTTATCGCGTTCGTGTAAGATGCCTGCGCTGTCGAGGCATTCGCATACTCGCCTGTACCAATGTACATAACTTTCTGGTTGCTCTCGATAAACACACGGATCTTGTCCATCGCGTTCACATAACCGCGGTCGTAAGTAGCCTTTACTCTTTTGTAATGTTTCATCGTAAAAATCTCCTTTCGTTCTTCGGAAGACATCTTCTTCCATAAAAGAAGCAGAGTTTTTCGCGTCTAACTTAGAATAGAAAAAAGAAAGAGTCCGAGTTTCCCCAGACTCCGTCTTCGGTCGAATGTTTTATCGTACGCCCATGTAGTATTCGGTAATAAGCTCAAGTTCGTTGCGTTCCACCTCCGGGTAAGAGACGTTCATCGTCTCGTTAAATCCCTTCTCGATAGAATCCATCATTTCCTCGAAACCCTTAACAATATACTTAAACATAGTAGTTACCTCCTATTATTAACATTTCTTTCCATAATAGGAGCTGAAAATTTCGCGCCCGTATGCAAAAAGAAAGAGCCGCAGATCTCTCCGCAGCTCTCGCCTTTCAGTGTTACTTTTTCATCCTCTGTCTCACCTCTTCCGTCTTTGCTCCGACATAGCCGATCAGCTTTGCCAGCAGCACAATAATCAGAATTGCAATGATCAAAGTAAACATAATAAATACCACCTTTCTCATAAAGGAAGCTGATTTTTTCGCGTCACTGCCGCTCGATACTCAGCAGCCAGAAGAACTTGCGGTAGAAGTCGTAGTACATCTGAGATCCGCACGGGCATCCTCTGACGCGAAGATTTCTGTAGGACAGCCCTTCTGTCACACCTTTCAGGATGTACGTCTGGAGCGCCGGTTCCAGCTTGGCAATGCAGCGGTCAATGAGTTCAATGTGTTGCGAATAATACGCCCTCAGCATTCCCTCTCGTGCAGTCGGATCCGATGGTATGTTGCTCTTTACGATGCCACCCATATCTCCCTCCTGCGCTCGCCAGCCATCCAGCCTTGCCAGTGCCCGTTTCCAGTCGTTGTACTGAAAGCAGAAGTTCTTGAGTTCCAGGTATCGATACTTCGGCAGACGGTAGGGATTCTTTCTGGAGAGTTCCGGTTTCTCGTGTTTCATTTTTCCTTGACCCCATTTTGATAAATTTCAAGTGTGCTCTCGCGACATCTTGATTTATCAAATGGTAACAATGGAAATGGACTCCTGCGTCATGAACTTGTTGATGTCGAGGCAAAAGAAAAGAGACACAAGATCTCTCCTGCGTCTCTCGTCTTGTAATCGTCACATCCGAGCTTTAGGTGTCTATTTGTGTCTTTGGTGTCATCTTGGTGTAAAGCAACGAATTTCTCTTAAATAATTGTCGCTGTTACGATTCTTTCCATTCAGTGATAACTTGTTTCCATAGTAATTCCTTATATCAAATCGATTTCAAATGGTTATGGCAGGACGGATCTCAAAAAGGCGTAGCTTTTCAACGGCTTGTCCAG